AAAGAATGTTAACGGAAGTGTACCCAAATGGAATGTTTTCATATGTTAGCGATAGTTGGGACTTATGGCATGTGTTAACTAATTATCTACCAAAATTAAAAAATATTATTATGAATAGAGATGGTAAGATCGTAATTCGCCCTGATTCTGGTGATCCAGTTAAGATTATTTGTGGTGATTCTGAATCAAGTAATGAAAATGAACGTAAGGGTGTAGTAGAAATTTTATGGGATATTTTTGGTGGAACAGTCACAGATAAAGGATACAAAGTTTTAGATTCCCATATTGGTTGTATTTATGGCGATGCAATAACCATTGAAAGATGTAAGGAAATTTGTGAACAATTAATGAAAAAAGGATTTGCTTCTACAAATATGGTTTATGGTATTGGTAGTTTTACTTATCAATACAATACTCGTGATACTTTTGGTTTTGCTTTAAAATCCACATTTGCACAAATTGATAGAGAAGAAAAACAATTATTCAAAGACCCTGTAACAGATAGTGGAATTAAAAAGTCACAAAAAGGTATGGTTGTAATTAGCAATATTAATGAAAAAATTGAATATATTGATGAATTAAATGAAAATGGAAGAAAATATTATGAAAATATTGATATTCTTGAAAATGTATTTGTTGATGGAAAATTATTAAGAGATGAAAGTTTAACAGAAATTAGAGAAAGAGTGTTAAGCAATATGTAAAATATTAATAAGCATACTATATGTAGTAATATGAAAATAAATATTTACTACATATAGTAATAAAATCATGATAAAAGGAATCTTTGGTAGTAATTATAATAAAAAATAAATATAAAAAGGAGAAATGAATTATGAATAAAAATTTAACTGAGATTGTCTTCATCCTTGATCGTTCAGGATCAATGGGACATTTAACTGATGACACAATAGGAGGATTTAATACTTTTATTGAAAATCAAAAGAAAGAAGATGGCGAAGCAATCTTAACAACTGTATTATTTGATCATCATTATGAATTATTATATGATGGAATTAATCTTAAAGATGTTAATCCATTAACTAATAAAGAATACTTTGCTAGAGGTACGACAGCATTGCTAGATGCTATTGGGAAAACTATTAATACTATTGGTAATAGATTAAATAATACTAAAGAAGAAGATAAACCTTCTAAAGTGATTATAGTTATTACTACTGATGGAGCAGAAAATGCAAGTATGGAATTTACACAACCTCAAATTAAAGAAATGATTGAACATCAAACTAATAAATATGACTGGCAATTTATGTTTTTAGGAGCAAATATTGATGCGGTATCTACAGCACAAAGTTTTGGTATTAGTGGTCAATTTGCTGCTAATTATACTGCAAGTTCTGTAGGTACAGATGCACTTTATTCTACTTTGAGTAAATCAGTTTCTTGTGTCAGAGGTATGGGAGTATTAGAAGATAATTGGAAAGATGATTTGAAATAGGTTTGATTGATTGTACTACATATAGTGTTAATATATAATATAATGCTATATGTAGTATGTAAATTTAGATCGAAAATATATTTGTTATTAAATATAAAACTAATAAAAAGGAGAGAATAATCATGGAAAATATTTTTAGATGTTCTATTTGTAAAAAAGAATATAGTGGATATGATGCAGAAAAAGATTGTTTAAATGATGAAATCAATTGTCTTAATTTAAAAAGTAAATTAGATGAAATTGTTAAAGAGTCTATTAAAATATTAACTGAAAAGTATGAAGTAAAAATAATTGAAGAAAAACATAATGTTCAAGCAAGTTCTAGTAATCATGGACAAGACTATGAAATTTATGAATATTTTAATGGTGTAGCAGAATATAAAGGAAATATTTTTAAATTTTATACGAGTAGTGATAGTGTTGGAGATGGAAGATGTGAACCTACATTAAATTCAGTTGAAACATTAGTAAATAATTTTATATATAAATATTTAAGAGAAAAAGAAATTGAATCTAACGAAATCATTGGTGTAGTAGAATTTTATGAAAGTGATGAAATAGATGAGAGCAATGAATATCATTATTATGATAAAGGATATAAGATTGGAAATCAAAATGTAGAAAATTTAATGTATGATTTACGAGGGAAGAAAATTAGGATTGAAGTAATTGAGTAAAATTTTGCTTTTGTGATGATTTAAGAAAGGAGTAATATTATATGATAACCATCAAGGGTAAGGCTTCGATTAATTACATAGTAAATATACCTGTTAATTCTTTCTCAGAAATTGAAGAAGATAATATGTCTATAAAAGATTCAGACGAAATGATAGGACAATTAATATTAAAAAAATATGGGTTTATGCCAGATGATATTTGGGTAGATAAAGAAGTAAAATAATTTAATAAATCACACATTTTATATAGATGTATTAAGGAGATAATTATGGAAGAATTTAAAGATATTTGTACAATTATATTTATTTGTTGGATTGTAGGATTAATATTTTTAAAATTAAATGGCATTATTAAATAGTAGAAAGGAATTTAAATATGAAACTTACAGAAGGTAAAATGGTTAAAGGTGGTCTAAATGATTCACCTAAAACTACTAGACCAGAAAATAAACCATCAGCACAAGGTATAAATAAAAATATGAAAACTTATATATGTTTTTATAATGAAGAATATATAATGAATCATTGTGTAAAAATTCAAGCACTAGATTATAATGATGCTGAAAATAAGTTTAGAAAACATTTAATAGAAAATGAAGTTGAATATATTGATAATGATAAATTGTATATTGAAGATATAGAGGAGATAGAAAGGATATAATAATGAAATTTAAAAGTAAAACACTATTAATTGATGAAGATGAAAACAATAAAATAAGAGCATGTTATCATAATTATGCAAGAATGAGTATATTAGAATTTATGTATAGTGAATTATTTATATGGAAGAGTGTGCAAAGAAATATTATTTATGCTTTTAAAGAAATCATAGAACCAATTAAAGAAATATCTTGGTTTGTATTTAATATTATTACATTACCAGTATTACCTATTATATTATATTTTCATGCTAAAAAAGAAATAGGAAAAGCAAAGAATGAAGTGTGGGAGAATAAATGTTATAATTGTAAATATAGAAAAAACATTCCTTTAATAAAAGGTAGAATTGAAGATATTATAGGAATAGACGAATGTATAAAGTGTAAATTAGTTGATGGGATGCCTACTGAATTTGTAGAAGATTTAATAGATAGTTAAAATAAAAAATTAGATTTGTTACGATTTTGGGTATTGACAGAATGTAAAAATAATTATATAATATGAGAGGAGAAAAATAAATATGAGTTATAATGCATACATAGTTAAAGTTAAAAACATTAGAAAACACTCTAATGCAGACAGACTTCAAGTTGCTACAGTATTTGGCAATGATGTTATTGTAGGATTAGATGTTAATGAAAATGACTTGATGATTTACTTTCCTACAGATGGTCGGCTTAATGTAGAGTATTGCAGACAGAATAAACTTCTGAGAGAAAAGGATGAGCAAGGTAATAATATTGGTGGTTATATGGATGAATCAAAATGTCACGTAACTACAATAAAATTAAGAAATGAACGCTCTGATGGATTATTAATGCCTATAAGAAGTTTAGAAAAATTCACCGATATTAACACTCTAAAAGAAGGAGATATAATCACTACTCTTAATGGAATATTAATATGTGAAAAATATATTCCAAGAGGAAAGAATAGAAATAAAGTAGAAGGTACGCCTAAAGATAAGAAAAAGAAGAAAACTGATACAATATCTTACCCTTTCTTTGAAGAGCATAGAGATACATCACAATTGGCATATAATACAGCACAATTTAAAGAAGGTGATTTGTGTATTATTAGTTTGAAATGCCACGGGACATCAGGCAGGTCAAGTCATACTATAAAAGAAAAGAAAAAATTGCTTCCATATTGGCTGTATAAAGCACTAAAAATTATTAAAATAAATATACCAAATAAAAAGACATGGGATTATGTTACTGGCACAAGAAGAGTAGTGTTGAAAAACTATGATGGTGGATTTTATGGTAATGATAATTTTAGAAAAGAATGGCATAAATTTTTTGTTGATAAACTTCACAAAGGAGAAACTGCATATTATGAAATAGTTGGTTATGTAAATGAAAATACAACTATTATGCCAGAATGTAATAATAAGAAAACAAAAGATAAAGAATTTATTAAACAATATGGTGAAACTACTAAATTTACATATGGATGTGGTGTAGGGCAGAATGATATTTATGTTTATAGAATGACTAAAACTGATGAAGATGGTAAAGTGGTAGAGTATTCAACAAAATATACTCAAATTAGATGTGAACAAATGGGAGTAAAATTTGTACCAGTGTTTGATAAATTCATATTTACTACGGTTGATGATTTAATGGAAAGAGTTAATACATATGTTGATGGTACTGATCCTATTGGTAAGAATCACATTAAAGAAGGAATCGTTGTGAAAATTGAAGATCGTGAGAAATTTACTGCATTTAAACACAAATCGTTTATGTTTAAACTTTTAGAAGGTATTATTAAAGCAGATGATATTATCGACATGGAGGAGAATGAATATATTGAAGCATAAACAAATTGTTGATTATGAAATTATTATTTATGAAGATGAAATAATCGGTAAAGTATTTTCTAGCAAGTACGGAGAATATAAAGTTCTTGGTGCAACTAATAAAAAAAATTATAGTAATATTTTATTTGCTTGTATTTTTATAAAAACAGGATATATAAATATATTTAAAAAACAATCAATAATAAAAGGTAGTGTTAAAGACCCTTATTATCCTAGTATTTGCAATGTTGCATGTTATGGAATAGTTGAAAGTAATCATTTTTTATATCATAGATGGTCTGATATGATTCATAGATGTTACAATATTAATGATAAGGATTATGAATTTTATGGAAAATGTGGAGTTACAGTGTCAGATGAATGGTTATGCTTTGAGAATTTCGTCAAAGATGCATCGTTGATAAAGGGATGGGATGAATATAAAGTTAAAAAAGGATTGTTAGAGTTAGATAAAGATAATGCTAATAAGAAAAAATATTGTTTAGAATATTGTGAATGGATACCTAGAAATAAAAATGTATATTTAGCTAATAAAAATCAAGTTAATAATCTAAGAACATTTATTGCTACAAATAAATTGAATGGTGAAGTTATTTATTCTAAAAGTATTACTCAATTTGCAAAAGACCATAAATTAGATAAGGGCAATATTTGTAAATGTTTAAAAAATAAATATAAACAATATTTAGGTTGGGAATTTAAATACATAGAAGAAAAAGAAAGTAAATCTAATTAAAACAATAAATTAATAATATAATTATACTTATATCTAATCATTTTTACATATTAGATATAAGTATAATATAAAAAAGGAGATTATATATGTGTGATTTAGATAAAAGATTCAAAGAAGTCCAAGAATTAAGAAATGAATTAAATATGTATCATACAGAATTGCAAAGTAATCTAAGTATTGTTGATAAAGAAATAGTAGATTTAGAACATTATATTGAATTTTATAATTTTAATGCATCTCAAGGATTTAAAGCATATAAAATGTTACAAGAAAAATTAATTAAAAGAAGAGAACTTAAAAAATCAATTGAAAAATGTAATATTATTTGGAACGGAAATATACGAGATTTTGCAATAGGAAAAAGTATAGATAAGCAAATGAAAAATATTGAAAATAAAAAATATACTGCAAGGATACTTAAAGAATTATTTGATAATCAATAAGAGGAAGAAAGGAGAATTTTAAAATTATATGACTAAATTAATTTGCCTTGTAGGTTTACCAGCATCAGGTAAATCATATTACGCAAAGCAATTATCAGAACAATACAATGCAAAAATATATTCATCAGATAATCTTAGAGAAGAATTATTTGGAGATGTAAATGAATGTAGCAGAAATGAAGAATTATTTAAAGAATTATACAAAAGGGTTAAAAATAGTTTATCTAATAAAGAAAATGTTATATTAGATTCAACTAATTTGTCATATAAGAAACGTAAAGCAATATTAGAAGAAATGAAAAAATATAATTGTGAGAATATATGTTATTTAATTGCAACACCTTATGAGAAATGTTTAGAACAAAATTTACATAGGGAAAGAAAAGTACCTGAATATGTAATTAAGAAAATGTATATGAATATTAATATTCCTCAGACGTATGAGGGATGGAATGAAATACATATAATATATAATAAAGATAATATGATGTTTAATATAAGTGAATTATTAAATTCTTTAGATTTTATTAATCAAGATAATAAGTATCACACATTAACTATTGGTGAACATTGTAGAAAATGTGCTGATAATATTAAAAGTAAAATGTATTATAATAAAATAGTTAATGAAAATTCTGAAAATTTTTATTTAGCAGGTTTGCTTCATGATATAGGAAAACATTTTTGTAAATCATTTAAAAATAGTAAAGGTGAAATAACTGAAAATGCTACATATTATCAACATCATTTAGTATCTGCTTATGATAGTTTATTTTATTTGAAAGAATTAGGGATGAGTAAAGATGATATATTAGAAATTACAAATTTAATACAATGGCATATGAGATTATTTAATGAAACTGAAAAGAGTAGGAAGAAATTTATTGATATGGTCGGGCAAGAATTTTATAATGATCTATTATTGTTGCATGAAAGTGATATAAATGCAAAATAAATGTTGACAAGTAAGTAACAGAATGTTAAAATAATAATAATTAATAAAGATGGGAGGAATCTTAAATAAAAACAAACATATTTATACCAAAAACCATCAAAGTAGGTTTTCAAAATCGTTCTGATACATATACTCAAAAATTAGCCTACGTGATTTACTATGATCAAAAAGGTAAATTAAGGAAGGAAGTTAGCTGGAACGGCTGGAGGGACAAAAGTATTGAACCACAAGAATTCTCAAATGAACCAACTTCAGGATTTGTATTAAATAAAAAGGTTGGTGATTATAAAAGTTCTTGGAGTCATCGACATGCTTACTGTAGAGTATATGACCCTCGCAATTTTGAGATAGAAATATCAATAGAAAATTTACTATATATTTTGGAAAATAATTCATCAATTAAAGGAAAAGGATTAGAAGGATTATTTGTTTATGGTTGGGATGATAAGAATCTCATATTAATTCCTACAGATTCACCTGACTATAAAGAAATGATGGAACTTAATGATTTAAGACATGAAAAGAAGAAATTTGATAGTAAAAATATGATTATTGGAGCAACATACAAAACCGACCAAAATTATGAATTAATATATTTAGGTAGATTTTATGAAAGCAACGAAGATAATAAAGAAACTAAATCATATTTCTTCTATGATAGAGATAATAAATGGAGTAAGATTACTATTATTAAATCTCTAACAGGAAATATTATTGATGTAGTAAATGAAAATTGTGTTGAAGACTATGCAGAATTAATGGATGAATTATTAAAAAGTAGTTATTATTCTACTAGAGAACAAAAATATGATGAATATAAAGATTATACATTAGAAGAATTTAAAAAGAGTTTAGATAAACGCAATGGATTTTATAGTAGTAGATATTATATAGAAATTAATGATAAATTAGAAAGATATTATATAAAAAGGAATATAGTTATTGGAGATATAATTCAGAAACTAAATATAGTGTATATACAATGAATAGAGGTCATAAAGATGAAAGAATTATTGATGAAAAATCAATAGAATATGTTTATAATCAAATAAAACCAAAATATTTAGTAACTTATGATAAAAATAAAAATATAATAAAAGAGTGGAGGTAATATTATGTCAAAACAAAACATAAATGATGAGAAGATTCTACAATTGAAAGCACAAATTAAGGAGAAGAAAGGTAAATTAAAAGGTAAAAAGAGATTTACACCTGTCACGAATTGTAGTTTAGAATTAAGAGGGATTAGATATAATTTAAATGTATTAAATAAAGAACAATTAACTACATTATTATTAGAATTAAATTTGTTTAAAATGTCGGCAATTGATTTGGATTTAGAAGATGAATACATTGTAAGTGGATTTAGCGTTGATGAATGGATTAAAGATATTAAGGCAAAGTTAGAAATTATAGTTATGATGGAAGAAGAAAGAAAATTGCAAGAATTGGAACAGAAATTGGAATATATGTTGTCTAATGAGAAGAGGATTGAATTAGAGATTAATGAGATAGAATCAATGATTAAATAACATTAAAAGGAGAAAATATATGTCAACTAGAAAACAATTATATTCAGATGAATTTTATAAATTAGCATTTGCAAATTTCCCTACATCAGATAAACATAATAATTCTGAATATTATATTCATTTAGAAATAATTAAAGGACAATATGATTCAGTAAATATTGCCGAAGAATTAGAAAAAACAATAAAAGGTAATTTCTATTATAGAGATTATACAAAGGATGGATTACCTTTTGTTGAAGAAGGAAATATTTACTGGTCTGAATTTTGGTTTCAATATAAAAATGATGCAATTAACTTTGCAAATAGTTATAAAGGTGTTTGTAAAGGGAATTGGGAAGAAGGATATAAGGAATTTATGCTGGATTGCAATAGGAAGAGGAATAATGATTATAAATCATAAAAATTAAGAATTAGAGAAAAATGTGTATTCACAAACCCTTGATTTTATTGGGTTTGTGAAAACCAAAATCATTATAAAAGACGCATTTGGAAGCAAAATAAAAGGAGGAATAATTGTATGGTAATGAAACCAGAAGAATTTGATAATTTGTATCTATCGTTTTTAAATGGCAATGAATTATCTAGAGAAGATGTTAAAAATTTATTTGATACTTTTGGAGAATTAATAAATGAATATAAAGAATTATTAGAAGGATGTAAGAGATTATCATCATGTAATTTATAATAATTAAAAATAAAAATAAAAAAATTAGGAGGAATAATATGATTATTTTAACGCATTCAGATTATGACGGGATTTCAGCAGGAATTGTAGGTAAAGTAGTATACCCTAATGCAAAAGTAGAATTCTGTAATTATGATGATATTAATGAAAAGGTATTAGAATACTTAGGTAAGGATACTATCATGATCACTGATATATCAGTTAATGAAGAAGTTGCAGAAAAGATTGAAAAGAATAATTCTGAATATAATGATTGTGCATTATTATTTGATCATCATAAAACTGCAAAATGGTTAACTAAATATAATTGGGTTACATTTGCAGATGATAAATGTGGTGCTAAAGTATTTTATGAATGGTTATTAAATTATTGCATGGAATTAAAACTTGATTGGTTATCATACGAACTAACAAAATATGTTGATTTAATTACATATACTCAAGATTATGACCTTTGGTATCATAAATATCCTATGAGTAAAAAGTTAAATATGCTTGCTTATGAATATGGATTTGAAAGATTTATGAATAGATTTTTAGATAATCCAGATTGTACCTTAACTAAATCAGAAGAATTAATATTAGAATTAGCAGAAGAACGTAAAATGAAATTTATCGAAGAACAAAAGAAAAATATGAAATTGTATAAAGATAATCAGAATAAAACTGTTGCTGTATTTTTATCTACACAACATGCAGGAGAAATTAGAGATTTTATCAATGATGATAATATTGATTATTATTTATTCTTTAGTTTAAATAAAGACATTGCTAGTTTAAGAACTAAAGGAGAAGTAGACTGTTCTGAGGTTGCGAAGAAGTTTGGAGGAGGCGGGCATATGAAAGCTGCTGGATTTCAATTTAAATTTGATTTAGATAGTTTTGTGAGGAAATATGGTTTGGTTGAAAGATTATAGTTGACATGGAGTAAAAAGAATGTTAAAATAAATAAAAACAAAAATATTTAGAAAAATCCAATTTTACAAACCCTTGAAATATAAGGGTTTGTAGTACCTAATATTTGAACAAAATCACAGTTTGGTTATGATATTATAATAATATAAATAAATAACATTAGGAGAACTTGCAAGTTAACATAGGATAGCTATCCCTCCTAGACGTAGGAGGTAATATAGAGTTGGAAGATAGAAATTATATATTATATATGCATATTAATAAAATAAATAATAAAAAATATATTGGTATTACATGTCAAAATCCAGAAAAACGATGGAGAAAAGGCAAAGGATATAAATATTATTTTAAAAATGCAATTCAATTATATGGATGGCATAATTTTAAACATTTAATTTTAGCTTCAAATTTAACTGAGACAGAAGCTAAAAATTTTGAAAAAATACTCATTGATAAATTACGAAGCAATAATATAAATTATGGATATAATTTAACTAATGGTGGTGAAGGGACTAGAGGATATAAACATACAGAATTATCAAAACAAAAAATGAGTGAAAATAAAAAGGGTAAATATACTGGAAGTAATAATCATTTTTATAAAAAAACTCATAGTAATGAAATTAAAGAAAAATTTAGTCAAGATCGCAAAGGTAGAAAACTATCAAAAGAATGGAAAGAAAAATTAAGGGAATCACATTTTAAAAAAATAATCAATATAGATACGGGAGAAATATTTGATAGTATTTTAGATGCTTCAAAAAAATATAATGTTACAAATACTAATTTAGTAAAATGTTGCAAAGGAAAAACAAAAACTTGTAAAGGATATAGATGGATGTATTTAAAAGATTATGAAAATAGTGATAAATGTTTTATACCTCTTAATGAATTTTTATTAGGAATTGAAAAAACAAAATATAAAAACAGTGGTAAAAATAAAAAATCTGTTATTTGCTTAAATACTAAAGAAATTTTTAACTCAATAAGTGAAGCAAGTATAAAATATAAAATATCAACCGGAAGTATATGTAATTGTTGCAAAAAGAAAATTAATTCAGTAAAACATCCAGAAACAGGTGAACCTTTAAAATGGATGTATTACGATGAATACATAGAACAACAAAATAAAAGTGCTTAAAATAAAGGAGGTTATATTTTATGCGTAAAAAGAAAATTATTGAAATAAAAAGAAATAATGACGGAGTTGTAAAAGAAGTAAGGCTTGATGGGAATAAAACATTCACTAAATTAAATACAGTATTAAATATGGCTAAAAATAATGAAATAGAAAATGTTCATGTATCTACTTCATTAAAAAAACAATGAATATTTAAGGTCTAATCCAAATAAAAACAAAAAAGATAATTTAAATAATATTTAAGTAATTAATAAAATCTTCGTTTTATCATGATATAGGTAAAATTACGCAATATCGTAATAATATTAATTTTACCTATATCAATACCAACAAACCCTTAATATATAAGGATTTAAGAGCAATTATATACATAAAATAAAAGTATAATATAAATATTAACACCAAAGAAAGATTTGGTTCAAACTTCTTGTCAAGTTATCATTAAAATGTTAAAATAAATAAAGGAAAATTAATTATTATGGAAAATAATAAAACATTAGAAAAAATAAATAATACATATCAAAATAATTTAGAGCAAATTGAAAAAGTATTATTAAATATTGGAATTAATATAAGAAAAGATAAAGATGAATTGAAATCATTATCAGAAGTACTTGAAGAAATATCTACAAAATGGGATGAATTATCTACAGAAGAAAATAAGTTTATTAATAAATGGATTTGTATGAATATAGCAGGTATAAAAGATGAGAATTATTTAAGGGTTTTAATTGATAAATTGAATAATAATATAGATAAGGAGAATTAAATTGAAAGATATTCGTTGTTTATTTGGTATTCATGATTGGAAATATGAAGCAACAGCAATTCGTAGTTGTGGTTCTGAATTAGAAAAACATTATCGTTGTACAAGATGTGGAGAAAGAAAATATATGGGTTGTGATACAAGTCCTGAAGGATGTAAATATTTTAAGTTTCCTAGATGTATTTATGTTACAGTAGATAATCCAGAGTGTTATAGAATGAGAAATAATAAATCTTGACAGAATGTAAATATAATGATAAAATACGTTTGGAATGAAAATAAATTTTTAAAAAGGAGAATAAAAATATGTCAAATGAATTATGGAATAAATTAGCACAACAATCAATGTTATCTATTAATACAAATAATGAATATGATAATCCTATCAACACAATAGAGAAAGATAATAAAAAGTATTTACAGTATGAATTAATAGGGTTGAATAGCAAACATATTAAAGTTGAGAAGAAATTTGTTAACAGAACTAGAGAGTTATTTGTTATTGTAACTGGTAAATTCAAAGATGAAGTAACTGGATGGGAAAATGATATTAATATTAATTTAAGAGTAGATTGGAGAGTATATGATAAGGTTACATATAATATTCAAGACGGTATTTTAACTATTATATTACATGAAATTATTAATGAAGAACCAGAGGTAGAATTATATCCTGATTATGGTTGGATGAATTTATAATATTTGAAATTAGGTATTGACAGAATGATAAAATAATGTTAGAATGTGAATAGTTAAAAATTGAAGGAGGTTATATTTTGCAAGAAGTATTAAAGATTGTTAATCAATTAGCGAGTACATCTAGTCGTTTAGAAAAAGAATCTATTTTAAAGAAAAATCAAAATAATCAATTATTTAAAGACATTCTTACATTTGTTTATAATACTTTAGAAGTAAAAACAGGTATTAAACGTAAAAAACTTGAGAAAAAAGTTAAATCTAAACCAACAGTAATTATAAATAATTTCTATGATTTAAGAAATTATTTATCTAATCATAATACTGGTTCAGATGAAGTAATTGCAAATATTCAACAATTTTTATCTCAACAAGAAGATAATATGAAAGAATTCTATATTCAAATTATACTTCAAGATTTACGTTGTGGATTAAAAGAAAAAACTATTAATAGTGCTTTTGGATATGAATTTATCTACATACATAAGTTAGAAAAAGGTGAAGTCGCAGAAGAAAAACATCTTAAATGGCTTAAAGGTAAAGAGTTTGGTATTTATAAAAAGGCCGATGGATATAGAAGTGAGATTGAAGTAGGTAATGGAAAAGTTAAAATAATGTCTTCTGGTGGAGAAATTTATAAAGAATTAGTAGATATTGAAAAAGTATTATCTGAAACTGATTTACCACATGGAGTATTTGCTTGTGAATTATTAGCAGTAGATAATGAAGGTGTTATGTCTAGGATAGAGAGATTTAATAAAACTGGTTCCATTCTCAGAAAAGATGGAGAAAAACATGGAATAGAAGTTAATATATTTAACTTTATACCTGATGATGGATTTTATAAAGGTTTTCATTCTATGATTTGCAGGGATAGAAAGAATTTAGCAAAAGAATTAGTTGATAAGATCAATTCTCCTTTAGTTAAAAATATCGATCCTTTTTATGTAGGAAAAGATATTGCTCAAATTGATTATTGGTTTGAAAAAATGATGGATCAAGATGATGAGGGTGTCATGGTTTTACCTTTAGATGCTAAATATGAAGGTAAAAAATCTTATAAACAAATGTTAAAGGTTAAGACTGAAAAAGAAGCGGATTTGGTTATCATAGGTTTTGAGAAAGGTGAAAAAGGGAAAGAATTTGAAAATACATTAGGGAAAATAATTGTAGATTATAAAGGTAAACCTGCAAAAGTAATGTGTGGTTATAAAGTAAAATATAATCCAGATAAATACGATAATAGAATGGTAAGAGATTATATTTGGAATCATCAAGATGAATTGATGGGAAAAATTGTTAAAGTGAGATATACAGATGAAAATGTTAATGAAAAAGGTGAATTAGATTTAAGATTGTGTAGATTGATTGAATTTAGGGATGATAAGAGTGAACCTAGTTATAATTAAAATATAAAAATAAAAGGAGGAAATTATTATGATTTTAAAAGAAGAACAAAGGGATTTATTTTCAGTACCACATGGTTATTATTTTGCACATTGTATTTCTGGTGACTTTGCTTTAGGTGCAGGAATTGCAGTAAAATTTAATGAATTATATAATATGCGTAAGAAATTGAAAGGTTTATATGATTATGAGATTACTGATAATTGTGCTATTCTAATTGACAATGTATTTAATCTAGTAACTAAACGAAGAGCATTTCATAAACCTACATATGAAAGTTTACGAGAAGCATTAGAGGATATGATTGAGACAATTGAGACATTAGAAATTGAAAAAATTGCTATGCCGATGATAGGATGTGGACTAGACAAACTTTCTTGGGATAGAGTAAAAGAAATTATTGAAGAAGTATTTGAGGATGTAGATGTTGAAATTTTAGTTTGCTATTTATAGGAGAGTGGATATATGCAAAATCCATTATATCTAGTTAAGGTAGAACCTAACGCAAATAATAATAAGATGTATAGAATGATACCTAATGGAGATTATTTTGAAGTGCAATTTGGTAGAATTGGCAATTCAGGTTTTCAAACTACTTCTTATCCTATGTCACAATGGGATAAGAAACTAAAAGAGAAGATTAAAAAAGGATATGTAGATCAGTCAAGATTAGTTGCAGAAACTACTATTACACCAAACAAGAAGAAAAAATATCTTGATATTAATAATCCTTCTATAGCACAAATTGTAGCAAGGCTTCAATCAATGGCACGACAAGCAATTAAAGATAATTATACAATAAATTCTCAGAATGTTACTCAGGTTATGGTGGATGAGGCACAATTAATTTTAAATAACTTAATTGATACTGAAGATATTAAATTATTTAATAAAATATTAGTTGATTTATTTAAAACTATTCCTAGAAAAATGGGAAAAGTTAAAGATTATCTTGCAAAAGATGATAAAGATTTTTCAGAAATAATTCAAAGAGAACAAGATTTGCTTGATGTAATGAAATGTCAGGTTGTTGAACATTCGATAGAAGAAAAAAATGAAAATAATGTAACAGAAGTAGAAAATAATAAAACAATATTAGATGCAATGGGATTGCAATTTGAAGAAGTTACACAAGAAGAATTAAAAATGATTAAGAAAGAATTAGGTGAAATTAGTAATAAGTTTTATTCTGCATGGAAAGTTATTAATTTAAAAACACAGGAAAGATATGATAGGTACGCACATAATAATAATATAAAAGATAAAAAATTGTTATGGCATGGTTCTCGCTCAGAGAACTTTTGGAGTATTATTAATATGGGATTATCTTTAAAACCACAAGCAATATTAACAGGATCTCTCTACGGAAATGGGATTTATTTCGCTCCAAAAGCACGTAAAAGTCTAGGCTACACATCTTTAAATGGTAGTTATTGGGTAAGAGGTAATAGTAATTCAGGGTTTATGGCTTTATTTGAAGTTACGTATGGGAAACCTTATGATGTGTATACTTTTGATAGTAAATATCATAATTTAAATTATGAAAATCTTCAAAAGGTATGTTTTGGAGCAAATTGTTTACATGCACATGCAGGAGCAAATATTGGATATTCAACATTAAAGAATGATGAAATAGTAGTATATAAAGAAGAACAATGTACTATTAAATATTTAATTGAATTGAGGTAATGATTATTGATAAAAGTAAAAGAAGATTTAACAGGTAGAAAATTTGGAAGATGGAAAGTAATAAAACAAGCAGAAGATCATATTGGTAAAAGTGGAAAATCAAAAATAGCATATTGGGTAGTTCAATGTTCTTGTGATAAAGGAACAATTTCTGAAGTGAGTGGATGTAGTTTAAAAAGAGGAGAAAGTAAAAGTTGTGGTTGTCTAAAAAGTGAAATAATAACAAAAATTAAAAATAATCAAATTAAATTTAATACATATGATTTAACAGGAGAATATGGAATAGATTATGATAGTGACAATAAAGAATTTTATTTTGATTTAGAAGATTATGATAAAATTAAATCATTAGAAAGATGTTGGAAATTAGATAATAAAGATTATGTATATGCTAAACATAAAGATCGTAGAATTGGTTTACATAGATATTTAATGGATATAGACGATCCCAATATCATTGTTGATCACAGAGATAGAAAACCAAATAATAATAGAAAATATAATTTACGTGTTGCAGATAAACCTAAAAATGCTTTTAATCGTAAATTAAATTCAAATAATATATCTGGAGTTACAGGAGTACATTTTCATGAAAAGAAAAATAAATGGGTTGCAAAAATAAATGCAAATAGTTTAGAATTAAGGGAAAGTTTTGATTTATTTGATGATGCAGTAGAACAAAGAAAAATATGGGAAAAAGAATATCATAAAGAGTATTCTAATGGAAGATTAGAATAATGTAATTAAGTATTAAATTTTGTTCAAGGGAAAATAAATTAAAAATAAATAAAATTTCCCTTGACAAAATGTAAAAATAAATATATAATGTAAAAGGAGTAAGGAGTAAGGAGTAAGAAACTTAATCCAAAAAACAAATTCAAAAAATTAAATTGAAAAGGAGAAATGATTTATTTATGGTAGAAATTAAGGTTGATCCGTACAAATCAGTAGTAATTTTAGATGCAGATGGTGAAGAATTAACTATTTCAGAAGGAGATAGCATCCAATTCTGTCTTGATTCTGGTCTAGTAAAGGAAGGTAGAATAACAAAACTACAAGGTAAAGGAGATAAACTTAAGATTCAAATGATGCCAAAAGAAAAGGAATGTGAGGAAATTTGGCCTGCTGTAGTTATTAGTGAAGGTAGTCTTAGGTTAATTGAGGAAGATGAAAGTGGTGATGATGGAGAGGATAGTAAGGATAGTAAGGATGATAAGGATGATAATGGTAGCGAAGATGAAGAATAGGGTTTAATCGGTAGATTTATTAGGATTTTGGCATATTGGTAAATTATTTAAATAGCTACATAGTTACATAGGAATATAAAAATAAAAATATAAATTTAAAGGAGATTAGATATACATATGGCAGAAAAAGTTAAAAAAGGTCACGGAGAACATGGTCTACCTATGACTGAAGGGCAATTTAAAGTTAGAGGATTAGTTACTGGAACAAAAAAAGGTGATAAATTCTTTTCACAAAAGACTCAAAAAAATGGTTTTGAACGTAATAATGTAAACTTTGCTGTAAAAACTTCGGAAGACAATGAAGTATATGTTCAAATTTCAGATTCAGAAAAAGAAGATGCCTTTTTCTATAAAAAATCTGATACAAAAGGAGAACCAGGAACTACTAAAAAGATTTCTTGGGGTCAGCGTAAAAATTTTAAAGAAGAAGGATTTACCCCTATTGGTGTCATTATAGGACTTGAAAAAGATGAAAAGAATAAAAATATAAGTAAAAGTTTATTTGAATATGATGCTGCTGAATATCTTTCTCAAAAACTTAAAGACGATATGGCAGTAATGATTGTAGGAGAATTAGAATTTAGTTCCAATGAAGGTGAAAATGGTAAAAATAGATATAAAAAACTTAAAATAAAGAAACTTTATAATTCTATTGTAGATTTTTCTAAAGAGGATTTTAAAGAAGAAAGTCATTTTAAACAAAAGTGTATCTTTATGGACATTACTCAAGCTAAAAAAGATAATAAACCAGATATCGAAGATCCTCGTTGGATTGTAAAAGCTAAAATTGTTACTTATAAAACACTTGAAGATATTGAATATATTATAAGGAATAAAGTTCTTGCAAATAATTTTAAAAAGCATTTAAAACCTTATAATAGAATTTCTGTTCATGGAGTAATAAATAATAAGCGTATGGCAGAAGAAATTAAAAATACTCCTAATGACGATTGGGGTGGAGAATCAGATCCATTTAATTTTATTGGTACACCTCGTAAATTTGAGTTTGAAATTACAGGTATTGATACAAAAGATATTGATACCAAAACTTATTCAGAAGATATTATAATTAATGCATTTAAAGCACAAGATGAATTTGGAAGCGAAGATGTACCTTGGAACAGTGATGATAATACAATAGAAGAAGATGATGAAGTAGGTTGGTAATATCTGTTTTATTAATTATTAATTATTAATTATTAATTATTAATTAAATATTAGTAGTAAGTAATAATTATTACTTACTACTATAATAAAAATAAAAAATAAAAATAAAGGAAGGTAATTATATATGGCAAGAGCAAGAATTGGTAGTAATGTAGAAAAAGGATTAAAGTATTTTGTTTATGGTAAACATGGTACAAGAAAAAGTAACTGTGTGGCTGATTTTGCAAAAATGAAAAAAAATGATAGACCTTTAAGAGTATTATATCTTGACTGTGAAACAGGTAGTATTGATGGTTTTGGTTTAGATAGACTTGAATCTGAAGGGGTAGACCTTAGAAATATTTACATAGTTTATACTTCTGCACTATCTGAAGTTAGATATTATTGTGATAAAGCTATTAAAAATGAAACATTATATCATCTTGATGAAGAAGGAATCGAAACAGAAGAAATAGTATTAGATGCTGATGGTAATGAATTTATAGCAGATGCTATTATTATAGATGGTATTACTGTTATTGCTGATAATGTTTCTGATGCAGCTATTAATTTATCTGAAAAAAGAGCATCAATTAGAGCTGAGTTACAAGGTAAAACATCAGACGAAAAAGAAGTAATGATTGGAACTGCTGGTTTAGAATTTAAGGATCATAATAAAATCAAGTCTAATGGTAAATCACTAGTTAGAAATCTTATTACAAACACAGATAAATATGTTGCTATTACTGGTAGAGCAAAAGATAAAAAAGAAATGGTTAAAAATAATAAAGGTGAAATGGTACTTACAAATATGGGTTATGAAGTACCTGAATCTTGGGATTTTTGTCAGTATGAAGTATTTACAGTAATTCATAATATGATAGATGCAGATGGAGAAGTTTATGGTGTAATTGAACAAAAAGATAGAACTGGTAAATATAAACCTAATGAAGTTATTAAAGAACCTTCTGTTGCTTTATGGCAAGATGTAATTGATAATAATAAAAATAGGGGTAAAAATGTAGGAATGTCACAAGGCAATATTAATGAAGTGACAAGGAAAAATGAAGAGACATATAAAGAAATTGTGGGGTATACTGATAAACCATTAAATAACACAAATCCACCTTCTGATGAAAATGTATCAGTAGAATCTTTAATTAAAACCTTAGAAAAAATTAAAGAAAATATGCCTCCAGCAAAACGTAAATCAATGAAACCTTTACTTGAAAATGAAGGTTTACCAATCAAATTTACATCTGATTTATCTATTGAAACACTTCAAAAAATATACGAAGTAATGACTAAAAACTAATGTAATATTAAAATTAATAGGTAAGTATATACTTACCTATTAATAAATTTTTATTCTAATAGGTGATAAAATGAAGGATATTTTAAGAAAATGTACATATTGTGATAGTAAAGGAATTAAAAGTATAAAAATTGGTAGAGATAAATTTATTTACTATAATAATAAATATTATCATTATGATTGTTTTATTGATTATAAAATTAAAAATAATGAATATAATTTATCCCAAGAACAGATTATTAATATAGCAAATGAAATGGTATTAAAAACCAAAACAATAAAATCAGTAAAAGATTCAATTAATAAAGATAGACTTATTTATTGGCTTTATGATTATTATAATGTATCAACTTTTTCTAATTTATTTTTTCAAAAATTAACAAAGATTAATAATGGAACATATAGTGATAAATTAATTGTACCAATATCTTGTTATGATTTATTACAAATATATAAAAAAATGAAGTCTTATCTTAATAAAGTAAACAGTAATAACGAAAGAAATGGTAAAAATATAAGTTTAACTAATAGAATACATTATGATTTAGCCATTATCTTAAATAATTATGATGAATATATAAAATGGAAACAAAAACAAAAAACCGAAAATGTTGAAAAAATAAAATTACAAGAAGAGATAAAATCTAAAAAAGATATATGTATTAATAATATAACTAGTATCAAAAAAAATCAAAATCAAAATAATAATAAAGAAATAAATATAGCAGAAATACTAGATGAAGTATTTTAAAAATGTTTATAAATGAGAGTAGGTGTTACAATATTAATAGAAATTAAGAATCACAATATTGCTAATGAAACACTTTTAGTAGGAAGTATGTATAAAAATCCTGATATTTATGTTGAATATGGACATGTAATGCGTCCTAAATATGATTTTTATGATAGTTCTTGTCAATTTTTTTATAATAGTTTTGAAATTATGTATCAAACATTTTCACAAGATTTTAATGAAAATAATATAAATATTTTTATGTCACAGGATAAAAAAAGAAATAATCAGTATAAAGAATATGGTGGTTATAAAACAATTGAAAAAATGATGGAACTTTCAAATATAGATGATTTTAAAAACTATTTTAATATAGTTAAAAAGTATTCTCTTATTAGGGAATATGAACGAAATGGATATCCAATACAAAAAATATTGGAACATAAGAAATTTGATTTATTTACTGCCACTGATATTTATAAAATGATAAAATCTAAAGCGGATAAGATAAATACAGTCATTAGTGGTGGAGAAGATAGTATTTTATTAGGTAAAAAATCTAAAAATAGAATTAAAGAATGGATTAAAAAACCAAGTTTTGGTATTACTTTTCCTTGGAATTATTGGAACATATTTTTTAGAGGATTTAGAAAGAAAAAATTAATAGTAGAAGGAATGCTATCAAATGAAGGTAAGTCAAGAAAAATGGTTGCACTTGCTACACATATATCATTGGTTGAAAAAAAATCTGTATTAATAATGACTAACGAAATGTCAGAAGAAGACATTGAAGCTTGTAAAATTGTAACTGTTATAAATGACCCAATACATAAAAAAAACTTTGATTTTGATTTAAGTAAAACAGAAGAAGAAATTGTTCTTGGAAGATATAGAAATGACACCGGAAATTTTATAATTAGAGAATTAGATAAACACGAAAATCCTGTTTTAACAGATGAAGAATATGAAGAAAAACTATTTAATGAATCGACAGAATATAGAAATACTCTCCAAATTGCTGAATGGATAGAAGAAAATACTAAAATATATTTTAAAGAAATGAGAGAATATGCTGATGATGATTTAGAAATGGAAATACGAAAACATGTTCTTTCTAAAAATGTTGGATATGTAATGTATGATACCTTAAAAGGTTACAGAACTGATGATTGGGGAACTATTAAACAAACTGCAACAAGACTTGAAGAACTTGCTAAAGAATTAAATATCGGTATTTATGCTAATTTCCAACTAACAGATGATTCAGTTTATCTTGAAGTATTTGACCTTAATAGTATGAATTTAGCCAATAGTAAACAAGTATTTCATGTTCTTGATTATTTAGTTTTAGGTAAAAGACTATTTCGGGATGATTATGATAAATATTCTATTATTGACGATTGGGGTGGAGAAATACCACTTGATATTAATAAAACATATTATGGACACAGATTTGCAAAAAGTAGAACTGGTGGGAAAGGTAAAGTTACTGTATGTGAAGTAGATTTAGATAAAAATACATGGATTGAAGTTGGATTACTTATAAAAAAAGGTAATAAAAATAGCGATTCTAAACCAAAACAGAGAATTGGGGCATAATCTATGGAAGTAAAAGAATTATTTAGTAAAATTATAAAACATAATGATATTAGAAAAATACTTGAAAACTTAGATATGCACCATATTAACGATAAAGGAGAGTATTATACTTGTGGGTTTCCAGATGGAGACAATATTAAAAGTGTTGTCATTTATAAAGATAATTTATGGATAAATGCCTATACAAGAGATATATCAGATAAATATGGTTATACAAATATAATATCTCTTGTTACTTTTATTAAAGGTTTATATTTTACTCAATCAATTAAATGGATATGTGATATTTGTAATTATAATTATTACGAAGAACCAAAATCTAAAACAGAAATGATAAAATTTTTAGATTATATTTATAATGAAAAACATGGTAACGATAAAAAAGAACAAGATGAAGTAATTTATTTAAAACCAATAGATGAAAATATTTTAAAATATTATGGAAACTATTCAAACAAATTATTTTTACAAGATAATATAGATATACAAACACAAATTGATTTTGGTTTAGGATATGATTTAGAAACTCATTCAATCACTATCCCTATAAGAGATGAATTAGATATTCTTATAGGTGTAAAATCAAGATTATATAAAAAATCTTGTGAATTAGAAGAATGGGAAAGTAAATATTTTTATCTTATACCATGTGCTAAATCTAAAATATTATATGGATTAAATAAAACTATGCCATATATTAAAAGGGCAGGTTACGTTATTGTAGGTGAATCAGAAAAAATGCCCATGCAATTATGGTCATATGGAATTAAAAATGCTGTTGCTATTGGTTCACATACAATATCAAAATATCAAGCAAAAAAACTTACTCATTTAGGTGTAGATATTGTTTTAGCTTATGATAAGGATGTAATGTTTAATGAGAATGGTAAGTTTAATAAAAAATTTTATGATAAAGAATGTGCAAAGTTTTTAGATAATCAAATAGTATATTGTTTATTTGATGAAGATGGAATATTAAAAGAAAAAGAATCACCTACTGACAATTTTGAAAAATATAAAATATTATACGAAAATAGACGTATTTTGAAAGGAGTAAATATAAAATAAATGAAATTTAAAATAATAGGTGAAAATAATTATAATGCTAGTAATTTAATTTATGAGATATTAAAAAATAGAGGTATTAAAGACATTGATAGTTTTCTAAATATAAATGAAAGCGTTATTACTAATCCGTATGTCTTTAAAAATATGGATATTGCTATAAAGTGTTTATTGAAACATTTAGAAAATGAATCAAATATATTAATTATTCCTGATACAGACGTAGATGGCATCACATCATCAAGTTTACTTTATAACTATATAAAAGAAATATATCCAAATGCAAAATTATTTTTTAAAAACCATACTAAAAAAACACATGGTATTATGTTAGATGATTTACAAGATATATTACCACAAATACAACTTTTAATACTTCCAGATGCTTCAAGTGAACAATTCAAAGAACATAAAATAGTAAAAGATATGGGAATTGATATTATAATTATTGATCATCATAGTGTAAAAGATTATAGTGCTAATGCTATTGTGATTAATAATCAATTATCTAAAATATCAACTAACTTGTCAGGGGTTGGTATGATTTATAAATTTTGTAAAGCATTGGATGAAGAATTATGGGAAGATAAGGCAGACAATTATTTGGATTTAGTAGCAGTTGGACTTATAGCGGATTATATGAATACGAGAGATTTAGAAGTACAATATTACATAAGAAAAGGTTTAAGTAATATAAAAAGTCCTGCATTAAAGGCATTAATAGAAATACAAGAATTTTCTCTTAAAGGAGAAATTAATCCAATTGCTATAGCATTTTATATAGCACCATTAATTAATTCAGTATATAGATTAGGTACAATTGAAGATAAGGATTTAATGTTTAAATCATTTGCTAATATTGATACAGATAAAATTTTTATATATAAACCTACTAGGGGTTCTCGAAAAGGTGAAGAAATTGAAGAAACTATATATCAAAATTGTGCCAGAATGTGTGCAAGTTATAATGGTAAAAGAAAAAGATTATCTGATAAATTAATTAAACCGATAGAAAGTCAAATAGATTTAAATAATAAAATTATATGTGTAAAAGTTGATAAAGAAGAATCTGAAGGAATGTCGGGTTTATTGGCAAATGCTTTATTGGGCAAATATAATAAACCATCAATTGTATACTCTATTAATGAAAAAAATGAAGTAAAAGGTAGTATGAGAGCAAATACAGGAGATTTTAAAGAAAAACTTCAAAATACAGGATTATTTGTATTTGTTTCTGGACACCAAGATGCAGCAGGGATACAGATAAAAGAAAAATATTTAAAAAATATTAATGATAAATTAAATGAATATTTTATAAATGAAAATTTTGAAAAAATATATGAAGTTGATTTTAAAATACCGTTTGAAAAAATTTCATTTGAATTTATTAAAGATATCACAGATTTAAAATACATATATAGCACTAATATACAAGAACCATTAATATATATTGAAAATATAAAAGTAAGTACACAAAACATTAAATTACTAGGTGAGAAAAAGAATACTATAAAAATAGAAACTGACGAAGTTGATTTTATTAAATTTAAAAGTAATGAAGAAATTTATAGTAATATGGTTGATTGGAAAGATGAAGTAATATTAAATATTATTGGTAGAGCAAGTATTAATGAGTATAATGGTAAATTAACTGGGCAGATAATGGTTGAGAAATGGGAAATAATTGATTTATAAATAATTAATAAAATATTATAAGGAAGTGATTGTTTGAGTAAACCAGAATATAGAACTGAATTACATACTCATAGTTACTATTCTCTCCTTGATGGTCTACCAAGTCCTACAGAAATTATTGAAAATGCAATCAATAAAGGAATGAAAAGTATTGCTCTTACTGATCACGGATTTCTTGGAGGTATGGCAGAATTCTTTTTACAAGCAAAGAAAAATAATATTAAACCTATTTATGGTATAGAAGCATATGAAACATCTGATGTTTTAAATAAAGATAAAGATAATAGATATTATCATTTACTTATACTCTGTAAAAATAATAATGGGATGAAGGAACTTAACAAAATAGTAAAAAGGTCTACACAAGAAGAAAATTTTTACTATAAACCACGTATTGAGATTAATTGGTTAGAACCATTTGCAGATGATTTGATTATTAGTACAGCTTGTTTAAATGGAAGAATTAATAAAATAGGTAAGGATGAAAAAATAGAATTTGTCAAACAAATGAAATCTGTTTTTAAAAATTTTTATATCGAACTTCAAAGTCATGATACTGAAGACCAAATTGTTTGTAATAAGGAATTGATAGAAGTTTCAAAAATAACTAATACTCCTATTGTTATTACATGTGATTCTCATATGCTTAATGAAGAAGATTTGGAATTACATAGTAGATTTAAATCTATAGTAATGAATAGTAAAAAGACTCCTGATGAAATTGGCGAAGCATATAAAGATTGTTATATACAAACTGTAGATGATATTTATAAAAAAATGTCTTACTTACCAGAAGAGACTATTTATGAAGGTATAAATAATAGTAATTTAATAGCGAATATGTGTAATGTTGAAATAGATTTTTACAATATAAAATTTCCAGAAATTAATATTCCACTACAGTATAAAGATATTAGACAATTTATTGAGTCAAGGATAAATGAAGGTTGGCAAGAAAGAGAGTATTATTTAAAATCACAAAAAAGACAACAGGAAGCTAAAGAAAGAATTAAATATGAATTAGATGTTATTGATACTAAAGGTTACTTAGATTACTTTGCAATTGTAGATGATTTTTTGAGATATAATAAAGAACAAGGATATTTACCACCTAAAGGTAGGGGATCTGCAGGAGGATCATTAGTAGCATATTTTATGATGATTCATGATATTGATCCATTAGATTATGATTTGTTATTTGAGAGATTTCTTAATCCAGATCCTAACGATACTCATATTCCGGATATTGACATAGATTTTAGTCATTTAGTTAGACAGGATATAGTTGATTATTGTATAAAAAAGTATGGTAATAGTAAAGTTTGTAATATTGGACTTTATTCTTATATGAAAGCAAAAACAGCAATTAAAGATGTTGGTAAATCTCTAGAAATACCATTTTTTGTAACCAATGAGATTTCTAAGACATTATCAGATGATACAAAATTATCAGAATATATAGAAGAAGAAAAACATCTAAAGTGGATTGAAAAATATAGTAAATTTCAAATCAAAGAAATGTTTGAATTTGGAGCAAAACTTCAAGGAATCCCTAAAAGTTTTGGTAGTCATCCTTCAGGCAAAATTATATCAAATATGATTCTTGAAGAAGAAATGGGAATGGCAGTGATAGATGGTGAAAATGTATGTATGTATGATATGCACTATGTTGAAGATTTAGGGTTTATTAAATTTGATTTTCTTGGATTAAAAACTAATACAACAATTTATGAAACTTTGAAATTAATTAATAAGGATGCAAAATTCATTGAAACTGCAAGACTAGATTTTAATGATGACAAAGTTTACGAACAATTCAGACTAGGAAATACATCAGGTATATTTCAATTTAGTTCTTATGGGATGAGAGAAGTATTATCTAAGATGCAAGTAGACTGTATTGAAGATTTAATCGCTGCTAATGCTTTATTTAGACCAGGAGCTATGGATTATATTGATGCTTTTTGCCATAATAAACAACATCCAGAAGATATTAAATATATAAACGATAGTCTTAGTGATATACTTAAAGTTACATATGGGCAACTTGTATATCAAGAACAAATGATGGCTGTTGGTAAAATGGCTAATGTACCTTCTATAGATGATTTACGTCGAGCTTGCGGTAAAAAGAAAATTGATCTAATGAAACAACAAGAAGTTTTCTTAAAAGAAGGATTGCTTAAAAAGGGATGGAAACAAAAAGAAGTAGATATCATATGGGAACAGATGGTAAAATTTGGATCATACGCTTTTAACAAATCGCATTCCGCAAGTTATGCAATTATTGCATATATTACTATGTATTTAAAAGTATATTATCCTGTTGAATTTATGACTTCTTTATTAAATGCTTATAATAATGATAATCAATTAACCAGTAAATATATTGCTGAAGCACAACGAATGGGAATTAAAATTAAAACACCTAATATTAATAAATCAGAAAAAAATTTTACAGTAAATGATGGTTCTATACTTTTTGGTTTAAAAAATTTAAAAGATTGTGGCGAAGTATTTGTTAATAAATTATTAGAAGAAAGAAATAAAGAACCATTTAAAAATTTTACAGATTTTTATAAGAGATTAAAACCAGATAAACCTTCAGTTGTTTCGCTTATTAAAGCGGGAGCATTTGGTATTAAAAATAGAGAACAATATCTTTTAAATTTTATAGAATCTCTATTTGAGAAAAAAGAATATTCTCCAGTTACTACTTCATTACCAACTATTAAAAAACTTAAAGAACAATGGGGCATAGAAGCAAAAAATAAAGAAGATAGATTAAAATATTATAATGCAAAACGTAAGATATTATTTGACGAAGAACAAATAGTTAAACATGAAAAACATGTTTCAGAATTAAAAGAAAAATATATGAGTAATTATGAGATGTGGGAATATGATACCATGTCAATGTTTATTACTTTTAATCCATTAGAAAAATATAGTAAACATATTAGAAATTTTGAATCAGTTGAAGAAGGTAATGAAATTGTATTAATAGGTGTTATTGCTAGTGTCCAAAAGAAAACAGATAAAAATAAAAAACAATTTGCATTTTTAGATATTTATCAAAATGGAGATTTAATAGAAGTTATATGTTGGCATACTCAATTTAAAGATTATGTAAACATGTTAACTAGAGGTAAAGTGGTGGTTATATTAGGTAAAAAAAGTGAAAGTAAAGTAATATTAAAAGAATTAAAAACTTTAGAACAATGGAAATTGCAAAAGGGGATTAGTTAATGGAGGAATTAATATTAGATTTAAAGAAAACCAAAGAAAAAATAGATATGGATAAATTATATGAATTTATCGCTACAATTACATTTCCTTTATATTATAATCAAAATAATAATTTTGGTGTATATGAATTTACTTGTGATGAAGAATTACCATATACTATACCATATGTTTATAAGGATAAAAATAAATATGTAGGTTGCTTAAATGGTAATATGCAAGAACTATATTGTGAAACTGAATATAAGGTAAAAGCAAAATTAAAATATAATAAAAAATATAAAAAATATGATTATAATGTTGAAAGTATTATTAACGAGCAACCTAAAACTTTAGATCAACAAAAAAAGTTTTTAGAAGTATTATGTACACAAAAACAAGCCGATTCTTTATTATCAGTTTATCCTAATATAGTTGAAGATATTATGACAGGTAATTATATTGATATAACTAAAATAAATGGTATAGGAAATATCACATTTGAAAAAATTAAAGATAAAATATTAGATAATTATATAATTCAAGACGTTTTAGTATTACTTAGACCACTTGGAGTAACTTTTAATACAATAAAAAAGATGATAGGTTATGAAAATAATCCTTCTCTTTTAAAACAAAAAATAATCGAAAATCCTTATATATTAACTTCAGTGCATGGTTTAGGATTTACAAAAGTTGATATATTGGCCTTGAAATTAGCACCTGATTTAAGAGTAAGTTTACAAAGAGTTAAAGCATTCTTATTTTATAAATTAAAGGAAATTGCTAATTCAGAAGGTCATACTTGGATTAGTAAGCGAGATTTAATTGGATATATTAGAAAAGATTTAAGAGAATGTATCGATATCTATAAGGAATTTATTGAAAAGGAAATAAAAGAACCTGAATTGCTATATATTGATAATGATAAAGTCGGATTATTAAATTATTACAATAAAGCAAAAAATATAGTTGAACAATTATATTGGTTGGATAGTTTAGAAAGTATGATTGAACCATTTACAGAAGAAGAAATGGACAAATCAATATTAGAAACGGAAAAAGAATTAGGTTTTAGTTTTACTGAAGAACAAAAAAAGGCAATTAAAAGTATTAATGAAAATAATGTTATTATTGTGACAGCTCCAGCCGGATCTGGAAAGACTAGTGCTGTCAAAGGTATATTTGATTTATTTACAAAAGCAAAAATAAAAGAAAAATTTATTAAAAGTGAATATAATCAAATACATGAAGAAGATAAAATGAAAGAAGATGAATTAGATTTGTTTGGAAGTTTGACACAAGGAAAATACAATGGTTTATCTGCTATAGATGACACTACAATTATAAGAATTGGTCAATGTGCATTATCAGCAAAAGCAGCAAAAAGAATGAAAGAGGTATCTGGTCAAGATGCTATGACTATGCATCGTATGTTGGGATTTGGTAATTCAGGATTTGCTTATAAAAAAGATTTTCCTATGAGGTATCATAATAACGTACTTGATGAAGGTTCAATGGTAAATAAATCACTTATAAATAATTATATAAATGCTATTAAACCTCATAGTAAACTTATTATAATATTTGATTTTGCACAATTGCCACCTATTGGTTCAGGAGATTTTACAAGAGATTTATTAAAAAGTAAATTATGTATAAATAAATTTAATAAAGTACATCGTCAAGGTGAAAAAAGTGGAATTTTAATGGATGCTAATAAAATTAGAATTGGTGTTAATCCAATTGATAAATTAGAAAGAAAAATTGTTCATGGTGAACTAAAAGATATGTTTTATATATTTGATACAGATAAAGAAAAAATGAGAGATTTAGCTATTAAATCTTATTTAAAATCTGTTAAAGATATTGGATTAGATGAAACAGTTATAATTACTCCAAGAAGAAGAAAATGTATTAATAGTGCTGTAGAAATTAATAAAATAATTCAAGACAAATTGATACCGAATGATGTATTGCAAATGATAAGATGGAAAGATGGAGAAAAATGTATTTTTAAACTTGGTGCAAAAGTAATGCAAAAGAAAAATAATTATGATAAAAATGTATTTAATGGTGATGAAGGTTATATCACTGATATCCAAAAAGATTATTTTACTGTTACATTTAATTTAGAAAATGGTCAAAAACCAATAATATATTCTAATAATGAATTAGATCAAATGGAATTAAGTTATGCTATTTCTGTACATTCTGCCCAAGGAAGTCAATACCATTCAATTATTTGTGTTTTTGATATGAGTAGTTATATAATGTTAAATAGAAAAATATTATATACTGCTATTACTAGGGCAAGAAAAAGATGTATGTTAATAAGTGAACCAAGAGCATTTAAAGCATGTTTAGATGATGAAAATAATAAACCAAGAAATACATTTTTAAGTGAAATGTTTGAAATTTACGATAAAGAAAATGGTTGGGATAATATATTAAATATTTAACAGAATATAAAAATAAATATTGACATCCAAGCCTTAAACAATTATAATAATAACCAAGGGAAGAGATAAAATCCATAATAAATTTTCAACACAACAATCTCTTCCCAAAATAATAAATAAAAAGGAGGTGAAAATTATATTAATTTATAAAACAATAATTGTACCAGTCAATTGTAATAAGTCAGATTATAATTATCTAATGCAGTGTAATAAATATTCAGCTATAATTTGGAATAACTGTGTGAAAGCAGATCAAAAGAGCAGAGAAGAAAATAATAAATCACTTACACGATCAGAATTACAATTTATGATGAAGAAGACAGTACCACATATATTGGCAAATAGTATCAATATGGTTATATTTAAGTACATTACTGCTAGAGACGCAATGTTTCGTTCCATTAAAGCAAAACATGAAAATAGTAGTAAAGTAAAATTACCATATAAGGAAAAGAAATTTTATAACACAGGATGGACTTATCAAAATATAAGAATATATAAAGATAAGGGATATTTAACTTTAGCTAAACCATTATTACCAGGTCATACAAAACAAAAACCCATGAAATGTCACTTAAAAAATATTCCAGATAATATTGTAGAGATTGAATTGATTTATCATAATAAATTATATCTTTATATTAAAACTAAACAAGAAAATGATAATATTTTAATTCAATCCAATAATGAAGCAAGTATTGACCTTGGAGAGATACATAGTATTACAAGTATAGACAATAACCAAAATGCAATTATAATTACTGGTAGAAAAATTAGAGAAACAAAACAATTAAGAAATAAACATATGGGTAAATTAAAAAGTCGAAGAAGTAAATGTATTAAGGGTAGTAGGCAGTATAAAAAATATAGCAGAGCAATAAAGAAGTTAATGTATAAAACAAATAATAAAATTAAAAATTATGTACATAAGATTACAAAATATTACTTAGATTATTGTATTAAAAATAATATTAGTAAAGTTTATTATGGTGACTTAGATAGTTGCACTAGAAATACTAAAAAAGAACATCGTGGTAGTAAAAAAATACATCAAAAATTAAATGAATGGAATTATGGACAAATAATGAGAGAACTTACAAATAAATTAACAAGATGTGGTATTCAATTAGTTAAGGTTAAAGAGTATTATACATCTAAAAAATGTCCTGTTTGTAATAAATTAAATAGTCCAAAGGGAAGAAATTATAAATGTGATTGTGGATACGTAATGCATAGGGATGTAAATGGAGCAATTAATATACTTAACGATAATTCACAATATAATATTAATAAGTATAAAAGTTTAAAGTATCTACAAATTACTTAATATAATTTATTAAGTATGAGTAGTAGATGTTCAGGGACAGAACCTAGTTAATGACTGGTAGCCTATTGTAATTGAATAGGAAAATTTAAATAGAAATATTTAAATGTGTTCCGAACCTCGATTTCGTCATAAATATTCTAACAACATAACTTCACAAAATAGGGTATAATAAAAACAAACATAACCATAAAAACAAAACTCAGAAAGAAGGTATTCCACATATGCAAAAATTAGAAATAGGTCAACCCTACACCCTATTCACCGGAAAATAACATGAAAAATCAAACTGGATGCCTCTTTGAATGTATAAAAGATGGTACACTACTTCTCAATATCTATATCAACAATATGACAGCATCAGAAAACAATCACTTAGATTTGATAAAATTGAAGTACGTATCATAGAAGAAAATAATTTCCTCTACACATTACTTAAATTTGGTGAAACTCTCATGTTTGAATTAGATTTCGATCCTACCTTATATAAAGACGATAGAATTATTAACATTATTAAAAGTAATCTTGTACATTTAATTAGTACAGAAAGTAATAATAATCTAATTCAAACTCTCCGTTTAGTAAACGTTCCATTAAAATTATTCATAAAATGGCACACTATTTGGATTAATGCTAAAGATATTGATAACTATAGTAAAAAATATAAAAATTGGGTATTTGACTTGCAAATAGATATTCACCTACTGAATTATGGGAATATGGAAAATATATTGGAAAGATGGGAGAATAAAAATATGAATTACTCTATCAGTCTAAGTGAAGTAATCAATATAATTAAAGAAAATCAAATATTTAAGGCAAATTATGCAATAAATCAATATTGGTATATAACTAAACATGCTGGATTTATATGGTATTGTGATGAAAATGGTATAATTGATGAAGTTGTTCCTTTAACATATAGTAATATAAATGCAAAATATGAATTAATTAAAGAATAAAAATAAAAAGGAGAATATATTATGGATGAATACAAACAATGTGCCGATTGTGGCAAACTTTTAAAATTATCAGAATTAAAACCTCATAATAAATACGAGCAATATAATGATGTGTTTTGCGATGAATGTTTAGAGCATTGTCCTGTATGCGGAGTATTATTTGCTGATTATACTGAATCAGGTAAATGTGATAGGTGTGCAGATTAAACAAAAGGAGATATAATTTATGATTAATAATATAACTATATTGAAATGGATGGAGATTAAAAATTATGATAACTAAGAAACAATTTTGTGAAATTCAAATTAAAAAATTTTGTTACAAAAATAATACTACTAAAGATGTATTAGGTGATGGATGGATATATAATTCATCAACCTTGGCAGTATGTATGGAATATTTAAATATGTTAAAATCTGAAGAAGCAAAAGAATATGTTCAATCCAGAGATGGAATATTATATACGTATTGGGACGAAGATAAAACTAAAGTATGTGCTTTATCAGTTAGAGAATTTCTTGATTTGTTGCCTGATTAAAAATAATAATTAAAGGAGGTTAATTTACATTGAATAACATCCTAACTAAACAAATAGATAATATAATAAATAATAAAAAATTAATTAAAGAGAAAATGACAGTTTTATTTAAAGAAGAATTAGAAGAAAATACAAAACTTAGTAATATAGAAGATACATTAAACATATCAATTTCAAATTGTAAAAAATGCTATGGTACTGGTGAAATTTCAGATAATAGTGGTTATGGTGGATGCTCAATATCATATTATACTTGTGAAAAATGCAATGGAAAAGGTTATATAATTACTGAGAAAATATAAAAGAAAGAAGGTATAAATCATACATAATACAGAAGAAGATAATATTGAAGAAAACAATGAAGATGATAATATAGAAAATATTACAGATTTCACAGAATCACCTAATCAAAACAATTGTCCAAATTTAATCACTGAAATTATTAAAAAAGAATGGTATCCAGAAGGATTTGAAAAAATGTACATAGAGTTTCCAAGAAGTACATGCAAAGATAAAACCGTGAAAGGGATTGTTGGTTGTTGTGGCAATATTAAACAGTGTGATAAGAAATTAAGTAAGGATAAGAAAGAAAAAGGCAAAGATGAAAATAATAGTAAACTAGCCTTAGAAATTAAAAAAGTTAAGAAAAAACAAAAAAATAAAGGAGAATAATATGAATAATTATCTACAAACAATAATTAATAAATACACTGAATTTGATACATACTTAAAAGAAATCAATATAAATGAATTTAAACAATTCACAAGAGAAGAATTAACTCAATTTAAAAATGAATTACCCTCTTGTTTTTCATTTAGATATTTAACATCAGAAATCAATGATATTATAGAAGAAAAGAAACTACAAGAATATCCTGAATTATTAGGTGTGCATCATTATCCTGAAATTAAAGAATTAAACTGTATATCAGAAGAAGATAAGATTAAATTAGATAACTTCCTAGTAGAATGGAGACTTCATTCTTATCTACATAAATATACTCATAAATTACGTGAAATGTCAAAAAATTGGTCAGACAAAATTATTAATGAGATATTAGAATTCTTAGTATCAAAAGAAATATTAAAGAAATATTATAAATTTTATATATGCTGTGATTATATTATTATAGATGAAGAAAAAATAAATAAGTATCTTAGATCGTTTGAATTATCTAAGATTAAAGAATTGTCGGATGGTGAATGGGAAGAATATAATAAACTACAACAAGAATTAAATTATGTTTATGATTATTGCCCCCGAATGTGATAATGAAATTGAAATCACAGAAAAAATGATTATGGATACAATTAATAATCCTGATTATTTGTATAAGATAATTAAGGAAAGAGATAAGAGTTATGATAAATTGTAGAAAGGAGAATATAATGTCATATAAAAAATGGGAAACAAAAATAACTTGTACAGAATACGTTGAAGCAGTTATTAATATAGATATATTAAATTTAAGAATAAAATATTTACTTGATAACTTAGAATGGTATGATCGTATTTATTTAAGCAATGAATTAAATTGTATTTTGTTAAAGTATGAAAATGAAATAGAAAATCAATAAAGGAGAATAAATACCAATGAAACTAACTTTCACAGTAGAATTATCTGATTATGATAATCCATCAACAATAGAAGATAAAATAGTAGAATCCGCAGCAAGACAAATGATTAACGAGGTAATGAATAATAGGTATGAAAAATCAGGTAAAACTTTTAGAGAAAAATTAATAAATGAAGTAAAAATAATGATGTTAGATATTATGGATACAGACTTTAAAGAAGAAGTTAAAGATAGTTTAGTTGATGATTTAAATAAAAAATATATAAAAACAAAACAATATAAAGAAGTTAAAGAGCAATTTGATATTAAATCTGATACGGAGATTAAGAATGGATTGAAAGTTATTGTATCTGAATTAGTTGGTAGTGAAATGAAAAAGAGATTCAAATAAAGGAGATATAATAGTATGTCTAATTTTAAACTTTTCAATGTTATTGATACAGATGAATCATTACAATATTTATATAATATTTCAATTGAAAGAGATACAGATAAATTTTTAATTAAAAAACTTACATTGGATGTACGTAATAATAATGATGCATTCTATATATTCTTAATTTATAAAATTGATAATAAAAGTATTATAGAAGTAGATGGAATTAAATATGAAGTTATTAGGTGTAATATAATTGATAAAAATATTTATGTTTATGTGTAAAGGAGTAATGATATTAAAGGAATTGGTAATAACATATAATTAATAAAATTCTCTCCGAAGGATTATTATATACCATATATTATTGCTTCTCCACCAACTCCTCTAATAGAAATTATAACCTTAATTAATATAAAATATTCTGGGAATTAAAGGAGATAAAATCATGAATAATAAATTAAATTTAACTTGGAAAGATGTATTTAATAGTCAAAAAATGTGGCCTATGAATTACAATCAATGTAGAGAATGGGCAGAAAGAACAGGATATAAGTATTTAGCATTTAATGGTGAAATATTTAGTGTAGATGATATAAATATGAAAAATATTATATGTTTAGATAATGAATTAGAAAGTAGATAATATTTTTAAAGGAGAAATTTATGGAATATACATTGAAAGAACTAAATTATGATCTACAAATATTCATAGAAGAAAATAAACTATCAGATGAACAAAGAATTAAAATTATCGATATGGTAAATAATGCGTATAATTTAGGCTATAAAGCAGGAAGATTAGAGAGTAAAATATTGCTTGATATAAAAGATGAATAAAAAATCAATTCCAAATAAAAATATGTCACAAATTTATCAAAGGAGAATAATTATGCCAATAATATATTTTCAAGATTATCCTGACGAACAAAGTTTAATTAAGGGATGGATTGATTCAGAAACAAAAGAAGGATTGGCAGAAATATTTAAGAAAACTACAACAATAGGAATAGATATTAACGAAAATGGTGCAATGAAAAATCCAAGCACTAATAAACAATATGCGTATAAGTTTGCATCGGAAGCATTGGATAGATTAAAATAAATCTTTTATTTTATGAAGAAAGGAGTAATAATCAAGTGGTAACTAAACAACAATATATTGATAGCATTTTTAATGAGAATCAAAAAAGAAAATATTGTACAGTTCCATATAAAGATTTAAATATAAGAAATGAATGTATTTGTGACTGTGGAAATGAAAAGTTTTATCGTCTAGTAGATGACTACATTGTTTGTTCAAAATGTTTTGCTGGTTATGGAGTAAATATTGATCAATGTTATTTACAAGCAAGAAAATAATTAATTAAAATGTTTGGAGTAAAGGAGAATAATCATGAGAGAAAGATTATATGAAATTTTAAAAGAAAAAGATCAATATCTACAAGATGATGAAGTAATAATACTTGTTAAAAATGGAGAAATGATCGCTGAATATAATAATGGTGAAGAATTGTGTGAAGTCAACGGTATTGTAAATAAAAGATTAGAATGGTTTTTAGATTGGCTATATGACGAAAATGAATATTAATTCCAATCTTTTATTTACTATGAGAAAGGAGAAAATATGAATATTATTTGCATACACTACACAGAAGAACAAGTTGAATGTTTAATTAATGATGAAAAGTGTCATTGTGATTTAGGATTAAAATGTCCCAAAGAATTTCAATGTCCACAATATGAAACAACAAAATAATAATTAATTTAAACTGTTTTATTTGTGATGAGAAAAGGAGTAGAAATTATGAATATCAAAATAATTCAAGAAGCAATAGAACAATTTAAAACTTCTAAAGAATTTGCTTTTGTTGATGAAAATATAAGAATGGAACAATTTTATGAATTAGCAATTAAAGTATTAGAAGAAAAATTAAAATTACTAAATAATTGTAGTAGCAAAAATAATATTAATGTGACAGACGAAGAAATAGAATTTAATCAAGAAACGGAAGAACAAATTGAAATTTATACATGTTCTGATTGTGGTAAACAATTTCCGTCAATTTGTAATTCTGCACCATATAAAAATTTTGATTTATGTATAAATTGTTTAACAAATAATGAAAAGAAAAAATTACTATATAATAGAGTTGACATATAAAAAATTCAATATAAAAGAAAATTGCAAGTCTATAAACACTTGTAAAATAAGGGTTTGTGAATTTCAATATTATGATCAAATACACGATTTATAATGAAATTAAAATGAGGTATCTATATGACAGGTCAAGATAAATTAAATTTTAAAGAAAAATATCAAAATAATCCTGTTGCCTTTGTTGAAGATTTTTTAAATGTTAAACTACAATCTTGGCAGAAATTATATTTAAAAACTATAATTGCAAAAGATAAAATTGTTTCATATTTCACTCCTTATAGGTATGGGAAAGCAATATTATATAAAGGACAATTAGAATACATGAAAGCAATGGAAATGGATTTTCAGATATGGAAAACAGATGGTATTGATGTTTATAAAAAAGGCGTATTAGTTAAAACAATTAAACATAAAATAATGGAGGAATAATTAATATGTATTTTGTAAGTTATAATTGTGCTAATGAAGATTTATTTTTATGTAAATCCTATCCTGGAAATGCAATAATCTTTAAAAATATCGAAGATGCTAAAACTGCAATATTACAAAGTATTAATAAAGATGAATTCAAATTAAAACATAACTATAAAATATTAAAAGTTATTTGCGAACAAAAATAAAATAAAGGAGAGATAATATTATGTCAACAGAATTTGCTCCAACACTACAATTCGAATACAAAAACTGGTTAGGGAAAGTAAGTATAAGAAAAGTAGTACCTTATGATATTTGGTTTGGTAGTACAGAATTTCATCCAGAAGATCAATGGTTTTTACATGTGTTTGACATGGATAAGGGAGAAGAAAGAAATTTTGCTTTAAGGGATATTATTAAGTTTTTGTAGGAGGAAGTTTAATATGTTAAATAGTATAAAAAGGTATCAATTAAAATCTGATATTACTAAAGAAAAATTAATTGAAGTAGGATTTAAAAATAGTGATTGGCAAGAGAAATTTAAAAAACCAATGGTAAACTATTTTGCAAACCTTATAGATGACATAGAATTACACATAGAAATTAAAACAGATTTAATGGAATTTGATGATTTTGAAAATGTGTTAGTGTTAGATAGTAATTTTGGTCAACCTTATACTCCTTTCTATAATGCTAAAATTAGTTTTGAATTTTTAGATAAGGTAATTGAAAATTATAATATGCAGATGGATAAATTAGTGGATAAAGGTATATTGGATTATAAAATTAATTAAAGGAGTAATAAATAATGAATATTCCATTAGAATGCGAAGGTTGCTTATGTTATAACTGTAAAAAGAAGAATATTTGTAATATATGTATATATTGTTTAAATGCAGAGTATTATCCTATATATGATTGTAAAGAAGGAGATAAAATATAATATGAAAACAGGTAAAGAAATAATACTTGACTATTGTGATAATATTAAAACAGGTGATATAGAACATCTTCAAGGATGTATAAATATTAGAGAATCATTGAGAAGAGATGAAAATGATAGAAATTATTTAATAAGTCATTGTCCTAGTGCGTTTGGATTAGATGATTTTACTGGAGATTGTGAAATAGAAAATGTGGGAATAGATTCTAAAGAACAATTAAAACAGTGTAAAAAATGTTGGAATAGAGCGTTGAATCTGATTGAATAAAATGAAGGAGAAATAAATATGTATTGTTTAATATGCGAACCAACAGTTAAATTAACAGAACAAGAATTAGACGAAAATGAAGGTTTGTTCTACCAATATTATATATGCCCTGAATGTAATACAAGACATTATTGCACTTCACAATCAGGTGATATGATTCAAGAATATTTAAATTTGTGTGAATGTTAAAGGAGTAAATTATGGCAAATTGTAATATATGTTTAAACAAAAATAAAGCATGTCATATTTGTGGAATAGGTTACTATTGGGTGATGTATTTAAAACCTAAAAATAAAAAGTGAGGTGATTATTATTAATTATTGTGCTGAATGTAATTCACCAACTAATTCTATATATTACGATTATTCAATAGGTTTTCTATGTGGAAAATGTGTAAAAGAACATGGAGAGTATAAAATAGAAGAATTAAATAAAGATAAAGATAAAATAAATAAACAAATTCAAGAAATAAAAGAACAAATTACAATAGCAATTCAGTCTGATTGTAAACATGAAAATTCTTATGGCTTATGTTATGGATATTACAATTATGACAAACATAAATTTATAGAAAAATATGAATGTCCTAATTGTAAATTATTATTTTATAAAGAATGTTAATATATAAAACAAAAACAAAAATAAAGTGAGGTGATATGTAATACTTTTAAATGAAAACTATAATAAAAATGAGTCAAGAGAACATTACGAGCTTAAGCAAATTGCCAAATATATTCTATACTCAAAAGGTTACAATTGTATAGCAACAGAAGTACAATTCCCTAAAAATTCTAATTATCTAAAAGATTATGAATGGTTTAATGGTAAAGCAGTAACTAAAAATATCATAGATGTAGTTGGTATTAAAGGCAATCTATTAAATCTTAAAGAAAATAACGTAAATAAATATAAAGTTATGGGCATTGAAGCGAAAGCAAGTTATTCAGATTTTCTAAATGGTTTTTGTACTCAATGTGAATACACATACATAATTGCACCTGTTGGGATTATACCCGTTGATAAATTACCTAAAGGTATAGGATTAATTACTGTCGATCTTTCAAACTATAAAATAAGGTTAAAAAATAAATTTGAATTAATTAAAGGTATTACTACAATTAAACAATGCTCTAGCAGGAGAAAAGAGATATATAAACGCAATGATATTTATCTCATAGATACCTTCAATATTTTAAGAAAAATTGCATATCGTAATACTGTTAACGATTTATTTAAGAAAAATGAGATTGAAATTCAAGGATTGTAAAGGAGGATACAAATTATGCCAGAAGATTGTCCTTATTATTCAAATTTTAAATGCCCATATGTGGGTATGTATTTCTGCATTTCGCCTTGTTGTGATTGTTTTTATGGCGAAATTAATTAAAAATAAAATATAATAAAGGAGAGTAAATTAACATGAATACAATTATAATCAACGGAACAAAAATACAAACTAGTGGTAAAAGTATTTCAGTAGATGGTAATCTCATAGTAGATAATTTAAAAGGTACTGTAGATATTAAATTTGAAGGGGATTTAGCAAGTTTAAAATGTCAAGGTAGTGCAATTATTTATGGTAATATTAAAGGAAATGTTGATGTTGGAAGTTCTTTAAATTGTAAAGATATAATAGGGAATGTGGATGCTGGTGGATCTATAAAATGTGGAAGTGTTAGCGGTGATATTGATGCAGGTGGAAGTGTTAGTATAAAAAGATAAGAAAGGAGAATAATCTGATGTTCACAATTAATACAGATAATACACTTTTAGGAGAAATTAAATGCTCTTGTGGTTCTAATGAAATCGAAATTATTTATCACAAAACTGGTGTATGTATAATGTGTAAATCATGTAATAATCAAACAACATTACATAATAAAGAATATGCATTTGAATATTATAGACAAGAAAATAATACAAAAATTAATTATCATTGTGGTTGTATGGAAGATATTTATAATTAATTCATAAATATACTTGACAAGTAAGTTACAAAATGTTAAAATAAATATAAATTAAGAAGTATTAAATAAAGGAGGTGATATTTTGTGTAATTTAACTTTGTGTAGAAATGATGATTGCAAGAAAGCACAGAATTGTCTTAGGTTTCTGGCAAGACCAGATAAATATCAAAAATATATGAATGAAAATGATGATTGTGACGAGGATAATGGTTATGAATATTTTATGGAAGTAAAAATGTTGAATAAATGTTAGAATAATAAAATAAATATATGAAAGGTGGTGATAATTTGCCTAATGTTGCACTTTGTCTAAATAGTAGTTGTGTAAAAATTAATGATTGTTATAGGTATTTAGCAAAACCTGATGTTGAACAACTTTATAATATGAGAATGGAGATAATTTGTAATAAAAGTAATGATTATGGAGAGTTTATCAAGGTGAAGAAAGGAGATAAACTGAATAAAAGTTTGGGTAAGGTTAAAAGTTAAAAATATTTAAAAAATTAAAAATAGTATAGCCAACAAACCATTGATTTTATTGGGTTTGTAAAACTGAAAATCATGATAAAAGGAGGATTGATTATTAAAGTAAATAGAGTGGAAAAACATAGAATAAGAAATAAAAGTCCTGCATGGGAAATAATAGATGGTTTAAGTTTTAAATCAAAAAACTTATATAATTATGCTAATTATTATGTAAGACAGGAATTTATAAATAATAAAAAATATATAGGCTATTATGATTTAAAAAAGATTTTAAAAACTCATAAACCTTATAAAGAATATGGTTCACAAACTGCACAACAAACATTAGTAGTATTAAATCAAAATTGGCAATCATTTTTTGTAGCAATTAAAGATTGGAGTAATAATCCCACCAAATATTTAGGTAGACCTAAATTGCCAAAATATAAAGATAAAGAAAAGGGTAGATTCCCAGTAATTATAACTAATATTCAATTTACAATTTTAGATGGATATATTAGATTTAGTTGGACACCATTAAAATCTCTTAATAAAATGTTTAAAACAAATATTAAACATAAACTGATGCAGATTAGATTCATTCCCAAGGGTGCTGATTATATTTTAGAAATAGTCTATGAAATAAACATACCTGAAATAAATCAATATAACCAAAGAATTGCAGGGATTGATATAGGTGTTAATAATCTTGCAACAGTATCTAATAATATAGGAGTGATGCCTTTTATAATTAATGGTAAACCACTTAAATCTATAAATCAATATTACAATAAAAAGAAAGCACAGATGCAATCAGATTTAAAGAAAAATCATAATAAGAATTGGAGTAAGAGATTAGAAAAACTAACTTCAAAACGTACTAATAAAATTATTGATTATATGCATAAAACAAGTAAATACATAGTGAATTGGTGTATTGAAAATAACATTGATTTATTAGTAGTAGGTTATAATAAGAAATGGAAACAAAGTAGTAAATTATCTGAAAGAGTAAATCAAAATTTTGTACAAATACCTTATCAGATGTTTATTAATCAATTAAAATACAAATGTCAGAATATAGGAATAGAATTTGTTATATCTGAAGAAAGTTATACTTCTGGAACATCTTTTTTAGATAATGAGAAACCAATAAAGGAATATTATAATAAAAATAGACGTAAATATCGTGGTTTATTTATTAGCAATAAAAATATTAAAATTAATGCAGACTTAAATGGAGCATACCAAATTATTAAGAAAGTAGCACCAAATGTTTTTAACAATGGTGTAGAGGATGTATGTTTACATCCAGTTAGGGTTAATATAATCTAATAAATTAAACTGAAAAGTTTAAATAAATGGAGGGTTTTATTCAAATTGAAAGTTGTTAAAAGAAATGGAACAATAGTTAGTTTTGATGAGAGTAGAATTATTAATGCAATAGAAAATGCTATGAGAGAAACAAAGATTGGATTAGACAATGAAATAAGTCAATTAATTGCTAAACAAATTAAAAATCAAAACATTGATGTAATTCAAGTAGAACAAATACAAGATATGGTTGAAGAATTACTTATGAATACTGACAGAAAAGACGTTGCAAAAACATATATATTATATAGAAATAATAGAAATAAAACAAGAAATAATAAAAATAATGGATTATTATCTGAAGAATTTTTAAGTAAATATAAACATAGACCATCTCCTATGAATCAATTAGGTAGTTTTGTTTATTATAGAACTTATTCTAGATGGTTGCCAGAAGAACAAAGAAGAGAATATTGGTGGGAAACTGTAAAAAGAGCAGTTGAATATAATTGTAGTCTTGTACCAACATCAAGAGAAGAAGCAGAAAAATTATATGATAATATTTATAATTTACGTCAATTTTTAAGTGGTAGAACATTATATATAGGTGGAACATTGGTATCAGAAAAATTTCCTACTTCTAATTATAATTGTTCATTTTCAGTAGTTGATAATTTTGAAGTATTTAAAGATGCTTTTTATCTTTTAATGATTGGTTCGGGATTTGGATTTCGTATTTTGAAAAGCGATGTTTTAAAATTGCCTAGAGTAAAATCGAATGTGGAAATTATACATAAAGAATATACATCAATATCAAAAGATAAACGAGAAGATAATACATCTATTCAATTTGTAAATAATAATATGATTAAAATTACAGTAGGAGATAGTAAAGGTGGATGGGTTCAGGCATTAGATTATTATCTAAAAATTTTATGGGATAAAGATTTTACTGATATTGAAACAATTATATTTATTTATGATCATGTTAGACCAAAAGGAGAAAGATTAAAAACATTTGGTGGCACTGCTTCAGGATATGAGAGTCTAAAATCAATGTTTACTAAAGTAAGTAAAATAATTAAAAACGAAGGAATTAATCAAAATAAAGAAAGAATTAAACTTAAACCAATTAATTGTTTGGACATATTAAATGCTATTGGTGAAAATGTTGTAATTGGTGGTGTACGGAGAACTAGCGAAATAGCATTAATTAATTCAGATGACGAGGAATGTATTAAAGCAAAAAGCAATCTTTATAAACAAACAATCAATGGTAAATGGGAAATAGATACAGAAATGACACATAGACAAATGAGTAATAATTCTATTTACTATAAAGAGAAACCTTCTAGAGAACAGATACATTGGCAAATTGAACAAATGAGATATTCTGGTGAACCAGCTTTTGTTAATGAAATTGCAGGAAATAAACGTAGACCAAATTTTAATGGTGTTAACCCATGTGCGGAAATTTTACTTGATTCTAATGGATTATGCAATTTAACTACTGTGAATGTTTTTGCATTTGTTGAAAATGGTAAATTGAATATTGAAGAACTTTTAAAAGCACAAAGATTATCAGCGAGATCAGGATATAGAATGACATGTGTAGAATTAGAACTTCCAAAATGGGATACAGTACAACAAAGAGACAAACTTACTGGTTGTTCATTAACAGGTTGGCAAGATATGGTTAATGCAATATCAATGTCTAAAAATGAAGAAATTGAATTATTGAAAAAATTACGCCAAGTGGCTCATGAAGAAATTAATACATATTCACAAGAATTGGGATTAACAGAATCATTGTTAATTACTACCTGTAAACCAGAAGGATGTTGGACTTTAGATCATATTAGAACATTGGATAATGGTTTACTTAGACTTGATGAAATTAATGAAAACATAGAGATGGAAAATGGATTTAAAGAGATCGATGGATATACTAAAAATGGTTATAAAATAACTAAAACTTATTCAAATGATATTAAAGATATTTTAAAGATAAAATTAAAAAATGGCAGAGAATTAAAAATTACTAATTCACATCCTATGTCTGTTAATGGAGAATGGATTGAAGCACAAAACATTAAAATTGGAAATATTATTGATTATAAATTAGGAGAATATAAAAATAATAAGCATTATGAATTAATAGATGTTACTGTTGATGAATTTAGAAGTGATATAAGAGACTACAAAACTCCAAAATACATAAATGAAGATGTTTCATGGTTAATTGGAGCGTATATGGCAAATGGTTCATTTACAACAAATGATAGAATTAAATTTCATTGTCAACATCTTAATGTTCATGAAAAAGTACAAAGAATATGGTTAGAACAATTTGGTGTAGAAACTAATATAGTAAAATCAACAGATAGGGATTCTTACACTCAGGATTTTAGAAGTACAAAAATTATAAAATGGTTGAATTTTAATTGTTTAGATAAAGAATATAATTATAAATTGGGGATAATACCAAAAGCAATAAGACAATCATCGGTAAATGATATAATTAATTTTATTGTTGGATATGCAGATAATGATGGATGTTTTTATAATAATTCTTTTTGTATAGATAGTATAAATGAACCATTAATGAGACATATGCAAGAAGTAGGAGAAGCAGTAGGTATTTCTTTTGGAATTAGTATTAACTCAAAAAGAAAAAGTTTTGGAAGAAATCCAGTTTATAAAATACATTTATCAAGAAGTTTTTCTAATGAAGATGTTATAAATTATATTAATCAAATTTCAGTGAAGGCACAAGACAATCCTATTATAAAATCTCATAATATTCGTTCTACTAATCCTTATAAAGTTGTAGAAATAAGTGAAATTAAACAACAAAAAACATATGATATTGAGATTGATACTGAACATTGGTATTATCAAGGTGGTTTAAAATCGCATAATACACTTAGTCAATTACCAGGAGTTACATCTGGTGTTCATTATTCTGAATCTGAATGGTTTGTTAGAAGAGTAAGAATCAATTCTCACGATCCTTTGGTAAAAGTATGTGAAGAATTAAATTATCCTATTTTTCCTGAAGTTGGTCAAACAATAGAAAACTGCACAACAAAAGTAATAGAATTTCCTATGAAATCATCTGGTGGAAGAACTAAATATGATGTATCAGCAATTGAACAACTTGAAAATTATAAAATGTTTATGACTTATTATGTAGATCATAATGCTTCAATTACTGTTACTGTTCGTGATGAAGAATGGGAAGAAGTAAAAGAATGGGTATATAATAATTGGGATGATATTGTTGCCGTAAGTTTTTTATCCTTGTCAAATTCATTCTACCAATTAATGCCATATGAAGCAATTACGGAAAAAGAATATAATAAAAGGGTAAAAAACATGAAACCATTTATACCATCATTAATTAGTAAATATGAAAAAACTGAAACTGAATTTGATATTGGCAATGAAGGATGTGAATCAGGAGTTTGTCCGATCCGCTAATAAGAAAAAATTATAAATTAAAAAGGAGATTAAATATACATATGACAAACATAAACAACACAAACAAACAAATTAATTGTGTAATAGACGATCAAAATATCACTCTTCCCAAATACGAATCAATCTGTGCCTCCGGTATGGATTTAAGAGTATGGAAATATTCATTACCGGAAAATCTAAAAGAAACACATGATTTTATTGAGGAAGGTATTGATTTATATCCAGGTGATAGAATTTTAATTAAAACAGGATTACATATCCAATTACCACCAAATACAGAAGCACAAATTAGACCACGTTCTGGTTTAGCATTAAAACATGGCATCTCAATTGTTAATTCTCCAGGCACAATTGACGAAGATTATGTTGGTGATGTAGGAGTTGTTCTTATTAATATGGGTACTGAACCATTCAATATTAAACAAGGTGATAGAATCGCTCAAATGGTATTTCAAGAAGTTAAAAAATATAATTTAAAAATTGTTGATAAATTATCTGAAACTATTCGTGGCAAAGATGGTTTTGGTTCTACTTTAGTAAAATAAATAACTAACTTAGCGGGGACTAAAAATCCCTGCTAAATATTAAATAAAAATAGAAAATAATGAAAAATGTCATTGACAGAACAAAAAAATAAATGTATAATAACTACATAGAAAGGACAACCAATGGAAGAAAAAGAATTTAAATGTATTAAAGAAAAATGTTTTCTATATTTTTCTAGTGACAACTACTATGAAGTTTGTCAATTAGTAAGTAAATATGTTCTACTAGATAAGTGTTATGGTATTAAAGAAATTCCTAATAAAAAAGAAGAAGTTGTTTGTAAAATTGCAAACTTAGTAAAAGAATTAAACTGTTTGAATGAATTAGAGGAATTAATTAGAAGTAACCAAAATTAAATTTAATAATATAATACAAATATAAAATATTAATATAAAAGGAGATTATAACTATGAAATCATTATTTATTTGTGAAAAATGCGATGCTCAATTTCAAACTGAACAAGAGTGTATTGATCATGAAAAAGATTGCAATCCAATGATTACATATATATGTGATAAATGTGGGAAAACAAAATCCTACAAACCAGATGAAAATATTCCTCCTATATGGCATTCTATTGATTTAGGTACGCCAAATTATGGAAGTTTATTAGAAAATCGAAATGTGAGATTTGAACTATGCGACAGGTGCTTATATGATTATATTAATTCGTTTAAATACAAAGATAATATTTTAAATAGTAATGAAGAACAATGGGATGAAAGATATAAATTAAATATAGATATAACTGAAGAAATGTTTGAAGGATTGCAATTAGTTAAATAATTAATACAATATAAATATATTAAAAAAGGAGATTAAATATGCCTGAATCAACTGAAATAGTTGAAATAAACAATCCAACCAATCCTCATCACATTGCAATTGAAAATCCAGATTCTACATGTTTTAATTGCCTACAATCATATCCACAATTACACACAATTCATATTCCACAACTTAATCATGGTAGTGAATTTAAACATTTCTCATTTAAACTAAATTTATGCTCCAATTGCCTATCCCTAACAAATCCTAATTGGTGGAAACTGGAAATAATAAAATCATATTCAGAAGATAATATGATGCAATTAAATTATAAATACGAAAAAGAAATATTAGAATTCATAAACCAAATGCCACTTTCTGGTCAAGAATTGTTTTATGCTAGATTTGGTCAAGGTGTACGTTCCGATCTTATGCGTGGTCAAGATTGGATTGATTATTCACTAGGTATTCTACCACACGAAAAATGTAAAAAATACGGTTACTACTCACCTCAAGAAATTCAAGCATATAAAGAAAGATTTCCTAAATGTGAACATCCTGTTAATAGAATTTGTAATAATGAATCAAAAAATACTTGGTGTTCATTTGGTGCTATTGGAGAATATAATCAAAAATACTATAAAAATGGAAAAGATGATAATTGTTATGAGTGTGAATATTTTCAAGAAAGAATAACTCCTATCAGAGATATTATGGAATGTGAATGGAATGATTATGAAATATATTATAAAAGTAAAATAAATATGGATAAATATAAAGGGATGTTTGAGAGAGGAGAATTAAATGATTAACAAAATAAAGCAATACATTAACAATATAAAAATAAAATCATATCGTATATTCTATAATATTCAATATTTCCTAGAACTAAGAAAATATAAAAGACTTTATTCAGATTATGCTGATGATGAATATAATAATGGTCATCTAAAATTTATTTGGGGAATCACTTCATGGGATGATTTAACTGGAAAAGATTCTAATTTATTCACAATGAATGATATTGATATAATTTATAATAGAAAATCTAAATTATACATGTTAGGTATTGAAACTGCTTGGATATTTGATGGAAATGCAGAAGAAATAAAGAAGGGCGAATGTAGATATTTAAGACAATTATTAGATGCTTTTACTAAATTTATGGACGATAATGGATATTTAAAAGATTATGGTACTTGTCTTTATATGCGTAGACCGCGTTTAAATGATTCAGCTGAATCAATAGGTGAATTATATTTTAATTTTAAGGTATTTGTTGAAGGATACTGTAATATTTGTGGTTGTTAATTAAAAAAACAAATAATTATTAAAAGAAATCATAAAATCACCAATTCATAAACCCTTGATTTTATTGACTTTCTAGCACTTAATATTGTTCCAAAGAGAAATTTTGTCATGATTTAAGGAGGGAATTTATTATTATGAAAATTTTTAAATGTAGTAAATGTGAGTATTTTGAAAAGGCAGATTGGTCAAATGGTGATTTAGAACAAAAAATATTTGGTGTGTATGGTCATTGTATGGATATTATGAATCCAGATTTTAATTTATTTGCACAAACATTTGGAAGAGGCATACCTAAATCACAGGTAATACTTAGTCCTAAATGGTGTAGATTAAGAAATAAGTAAATTAAAGGAGAATAAAATGAATCTGATTAAAGACATTCACATATCAAAAAGTTTTTATTGGTTAGGTAGTAGTCTTGAAAAATGTTTTGATTGTAAATATTGCAGAGCAAAACCTAAGCAACCATGTAGTTATGATGTATTACCATCAAAAATAAATAAAAATTTTATTAATTTACCTGTAGTTATTAATCTATTCTATGGCGATCCTTTACTTCAAATTGAAAACACAAAAAGATATTTAGAGTTGCTTGAGCAAGTAAATCATAAAGCACCTGCAATAATAATTACTAAAGGAAATTTACATCAATTAGGAGAATTAAATTATAATTTAGACATACATATTGCATTAAGTACAATAGGAAAAAATAGTTGGGTAGATAATATAGGACATAATAATTTCATAAATAATTTAAAGTATATTGAAAGCAATAAAAACAGTAAAATAAAATTTTCATGTGAATTTAGACCAATTATGTATCAAATAAATGATGATAAAGAAACAATAGATAATGTGTTTAAATTATGTTCAGAATACAATTTACCTATAGGGTATAGTGGTTTGCAAGGCTCACCTGATTTAGTTGAATACTGGAAAGAGAATAATATAGATTTAAAACCTTTTCCCAATTATGATTTTAGTATTAAAAAACCAATATCTTATGAATGTGAACAAATAATTAAAGAAACATCTAGTAAATATAATGTACCAATATTTAAGAAAACATCTTGTTTAATTAGTTATAGTCATAATTTAGAACGAGATTATAATGCACACTACTATAGACCAAATGAAATGAATTGTACTGAGTGCTTAATGAAAAATAAATGTACGGAATATAAAAATAAACAACATACAAATAAAGAATTATTAAAACATATTATACCATTTGATTTTCAAATTGAATTTAAAACTAAACATAAATGTTTACTACATAATTCATGTCCACATCCTCATTCTGATTGCACAAATATTAATGGTAATTTAATTATCATAGATAAGAAAATAACTACTGCTGATGTTAGAGTTATAAAATGGTTAACTGGATATACAGTTGTAGCACCATTTGTAGAATCAAGTTATTTAAGTGTTGAATGGGATGAGAGGTAAAATAAAATTTAAGATTTATTATGTATAAGAAATACTAATATAAAAGGAGGTTATAATTATTCAATTTAATAAAGAAAATTTAATAAAATCTCCACTTAACTACGTCGGAGGAAAATACAAATTACTTCCTCAAATTCTACCATTATTCCCTGAAGATATAGATACATTTATTGATTTATTTTGTGGTGGAGCAAATGTAGCAGTTAATGTAAAAGCAAATAAAATATATGGAACAGATATTCAAAAAGAAGTTATTCAATTCTTAGACCATTGCGTACATAATAAATCTGAAGAAATGTTAAATGTAATTAATAAATTAGTTGATAAATATCAATTAACTAAAACAAATAAAGAAGGATATTTAAAAATTAGACAAGAGTATAATAATGGCAATAAATCATGGGATATGTTTTATACTCTTATATGTTATTCTTTTAATAATCAAATAAGATTCAATTCAAAAGGTGAGTATAATATGCCTTTTGGAAAAGACCGAAGTAGTTTTAATCCTACTTTAGAACAAAAATTTATTAGATTCATAGATTGTTTAAAGAATATAAATATAAAATTTATACATAGTGATTTCAGAAAATTAAAAATTAATAACTTAATTACAAATGATTTTGTGTACATTGATCCTCCATACCTAATAACTTGTGCTTCATATAATGAAAATGGTGGATGGAAAGAAAAAGATGAAATAGACTTATTAAATCTACTTGATAAATTAAATCATAATAGTGTTAAGTTTGCTTTATCAAATGTGCTTGAAAGTAAAGGTAAGAGCAATGACTTATTAAAAGAATGGTCTAAGAAATATAATATACATAGATTGAATGTTAAATATGGTAACGCTAATTATCAAAGAAAAGAAAAAGATGATAGTACAACTTTAGAAGTTTTAATTACAAATTATTAATATAAATAACATCACAAAATTTAGTATTTATTCAATAATTAAAAAGGAGATATAATTTATGAAATTTACAATAAATAATCATATTACATATGAAGTAGAAGAACAATTATTTTATAATCTTCTTAAGCAAGAGAATATAACTATAGAAGATTATAAGAAAGTAGTATGTAATGATTTTAAAGAAATGCTAAAATCAGAAATTGGTACATCAGAACAAATTAAAAATGTTGTAATCGAAACGGATATTCAAATATTATAAATAAGGAGAACAATCTAGTATGAACAGTAAATGGCATTTATATTTATCAAATTTAAAATCATTAATAAGAATTGCAGGTTGTTCATTATCATTAATATATAATGAATGGTCTATATTAGTAATTAGCTTTGTGATAGGCAGAGGTACTTGGAGTATTAGAAGAAATTAAAGATGAAAGATAAAATAAATAAAAGGAGAAAAATATACATATGAAAAACAAAACAAATTGTAAAAAGTGTCATTGGAATGGTAACGATTCTTTTTGTTGGACAACACCACCTGAGATATGTAATCATTTCAAACCTAAATACAAAGTATATCTAGCAAATCCTTATGGATTCTCAAAACAACAAAAAGAAGAATTATTACCTAAATTAGTATCTAAAATTGAATCTTTAGGATATGAAGTATGGGAACCGTTTGAAAGAAATAACCAAGTAGACTTTTCAAACGAAAATTGGGCATATGACGTAGGTCAAGCAGATAAAAATGACGTAGAAAACTGTGATATTGTTTTTGCTGTTGTTAATGGCACTCCACCAGATGAAGGAGTGATGATTGAATTAGGAATGGCAATTGCTTTAAATAAGAAAGTATATTTATTTAGAGATGATTTTAGAAAATGTACAGATTCAGGCAAATATCCATTAAATTTAATGTTGTTTACAGGATTACCTAAAGATGATTGGGAGAAATATTATTTTACTTCAATGGAAGAAATAGATTTTTAATAATAAATATAAAAGGAGATAATTATGACAGTACAAGAAATATTATTACAATTAAATAAAGAAAAAGATATAATTACAAAAGAAATATTAACTAAAGAAAAAGAATTACAAGAAATAAATATTACAATAGCAAATTTAACAAAAATAATAAATAATGTTGAATTAATTTGCAATAAATGCAATGGTACAGGTAAAATATTTAAACGTGCTTGTGCGGAAGATGATGGTGATTATTATATGTGTAATAATTGCAATGGGAAAGGTAGAATTAAATTATAAATACATAAAGGATGATAATATATATGAAAGGTTTATATCAAAAATACATAATTCAAAAAGCAGACGGAACACCTATAGATCTTAATGCAGATTATTTTGTATTAAGATTAGATACGGATAAATATGCTAGAGAAGCATTAAAATTTTATGGGAGTGCTATTTATCAAGACAATCCTGAACTTGCATATGATATTTTTAGAAAATTAAATTGTTATTGGGAGAAGGAGCAATTAATATGACAAAACCACTCATAGAATTAATAACTTGCAATGCAGGTGATTGGAGTGTATTAAGAGTTAATTTAGGTGAAGATTTTGAATTTCAAGGTCATTCAATACCTGATCATGAATGGATTAGATTATTAGAATTGTTAGGTTATAAAGTTGAAGAAAGAAATATTAATGATGAAGATATGGAATATGGAAATTATTAATAGATAAAAAGGAGAAATTACAATAGAAAAACTTCTAAAATCTTTAACAGAGCAAGAAAAACAAATATTAAAAATTGCTACTAATGCAATATATTTTAATGATAATTCAGATTATTTATCTGCTCTATGGGATATTGTGAACGAAATTTCAGGTTCAAAAATTGAATATTGTGACAGTAAATTATTTAATTTATTAAATTATGATTAAAGGAGAATGAATTTATGGCAAAGATAATATGTTGTGATAAATGTAAAAGTACAAATATAAATAAAATTGGTGAAGAAAAAAGAAATCAACATACAACTAAAGAAGAAGGATGGTTTGGTCTTGGAGGTAGTTGGGACGTTATATATCATTCACATTATAATTTATATGGTAAATATAAATGTAACGAATGTGGTTATGAATTTAGTGAGTTAGAATATAGTCATTAATAAAAGGAGAATTATTATATGAGAAGAAAAGTTAAAGCAAAAATTAAAGGTAATTTTAGTGGAATTGCTATTGTTATTTTAGATAGCAATGGTAATATCGAAGAAATAGATGAAGTATTAGAAATTGATGAAGTGGATGATTGTGAAATTATTGAAGAAATATATCAAGTTGGTGGATAATAACTTAAAATATACTAGATATAGTGTGTAAATGAGAGTTAAACCACTATATCTAGTATTAAAATCATTACAAAAGTTCGAATTGGTGTTGATTTATAAATTAATCTAAAGAGGTGTTTATTATAAGTAAAAAAAGATATAAATATGAAGAATATCATAAAGAAATAGATAATGTATTATATAAAAAATGTGCATATCATGAAGAAATATTTGGAGAAGAAAAGTGGTTACCATGTAATGAAGATTACTTTTATAAAAATCCTAAAAATAAATCTGATGGGTTATATCCAGAATGTAAAGAGTGTGCTAAAGTTAAATCTATTAAATGGAGTAAAGAAAATTATGAAAGACGTAAAGAAATTTTAAGTAAATCCCAAAGTAAACCAGAAAGAAGAGACTATGTTAATGGGATTAAAAAGAAACAAAAAGAAAGAGGAATGTTTACTAAATGGAGAAGAGAAAATAAAGATAAAGTAAAAGAATATAATAAATTAAGATATCATAAAAAACATAAAATATCTAACAAAGAATAGTTAAAATGTAAAGAATATTTTAATTATCAATGTGCATATTGTGGTATGTCTGAGATTGAACATAAAAAATTATATAATGAACAATTACATAAAGAACATGTTATTCATGATGGTAGTAATGATATAAAAAATTGTATTCCTGCGTGTAAATCATGTAATAGTAGCAAGAGAAACTATGACATGCAAGATTGGTATAAACAACAAAAATTTTATGATATAAATAAATTAGATAAAATAATACTATGGTTAAAATGGATGAAATCAAAATATAAATAAATAAAAGGAGAATAAACTATGAAAAAATATGTTGTAGAAATAGCAGTAGGATTTTGTGCTAGTTTAACTGTTGATGCTAGAAATAAAGAAGAAGCAATTATAAAAGCAAAAGAATTAGTATTAGAAGATGCTACTGAATATTATGATGGTAATTTAGAGATAGAAAATGTTAATTTTGTTCAAGAAGTAGAATAATATAAAATAAAAATTAAAGGAGATATATTATGACTTGTATTATAGGATTACTAGATAAAGAAAAAGATTGTGTTTACGTAGGAGCAGATTCTTTAGGTTCGAGTTGGTGTAATCAAGCAATATTCAAAAATCGTAAAGTATTTAAAGCAAAAGACAATACTAATATATTAATGGCAATATGCGGAGATTTCAAATTGCAAAATATCCTTTCAATTGAAGAAAATATTATTGAAGAAATAAAACATTATAAAAACGAAATTAACTTTGAACATATGGTTAAATATGTTTCTCCAAAAATAATGAATTTAGCAAATCAATATTATTGTCTTAAATATAAAGATGGTTATCGAAGTATGGAAGGTGATATTATATTTGCCTATAAAAATCAATTATACATAATTGAATCTAATGGTCAAGTGTTAGAACCAGAGGATGAATATATTGCTGGTGGTTCAGGTGGTAATTTTGCTATTGCAGTTTTATCACAAAATAAAGATAAAGATACTATTGCAAGAATCAAAGAGGGATTAGAAGCAGCAGAAAAACATGCGGTAGGAGTAAAAAGACCATTTTATATAATGAATACTTTAGATGATGAAATTGTTGTGATTGAATAAGATAAATTATTAAAGGAGAATAAATTATGGATAATATATTTAATACATTTTATAATACTTTCACTTATGCAATTTTATATATTTCTTGGGATGGATTAAGAATTATTAAATGTGAAAACGAACAAGACATGGATAAAAAATTTGATGAATATTCAAAAATATACACATA